ATGCGCAATCCTTGGATATATGTCGCCGTCGGTTTCATCGTCGGTGCCGGCTTGTTCGTCACCACGGCCTGGCACCGCACGCCCCTCGCCGAATCCGGTCAGTTCGCCAGCGTAAAACTTGAAAAGACCGATCGCCTGCAGGGTGGCGTCCAGACTTCGTTCGTCATGGAGCGTTTCGGCCCGGTTAAATCCGTCGAGTAACCGGGGACGACGTTCAAACCTGCACTGGACCATTTACAGGTGCGGCAGGCAGCGCTTCAGGCATGCCGGGCACCGCCGCGAACTCTTGCTTTCCGCCGCCGGATGCGCAAGTTACTCGCGCCGGGGTCATGCCGGCGCTGAATGGCGAACGAGGAAAACTGCGGTGAGTCCAGATAACAAGCCCGATGCCGAAATCAGGGTCGAAAAGCGAACGAACGGGCGCTGGGCCTTCGTCCTCAGCTATCGCGGCGTCACCTATCCGGCCCAGGGTCAGTTCGCCACTCAGCTTCAGGCGCAGTCCGCGGCTTACGTCGCAATGAAGCTCCTGCGCAAAACGCGCTGAGGGGTCACCCCTCTAATTGTAAGGCGAGTTACACCGGCGGCGCCCGCCGTCAAAGGGCTGAAACGTGTCGTCCGCAGCGCGATACGAGGCGTACCGCTCCTGGCACCAGCGAAGATGCGCATTGGCGTCGAACTGCCCCCTTTGCCGTTGGCGCAGGCGCGATCTGTCCACCGCCCGGGGCGAAGGGCCTCCCACCGTCGCACCGGGGCCTATGCCGATGTCGGGAGCCCTGCCGCGATAGCGGGAGCCGTAGTTCGGATATCGCTGTTGCAGGAAGTCGCGGTATTCCCTCTCGATGAAGAGATCGTGGTTGCTGCTGCCCGCGGGACGACCGGCGCAAATTCCCGTGCTGCACGTCTGGGCTTGTGCCGGTAGCATACCTGTCGCTACGGCAATCACCGCAAAGGCGAGCATTGCTGAAGCTTTCACGGACTCACCTTCTTTCTGCTCCGGGAAACGGTCGATGCGCCTCGACATACTGGTTCGAGGCACCTTCGCATTGAAAGCATTTAATCTCTATTCGCCCAAAAGTGCAGCGGTTTTGGGACGACGGTTTGCCCGGCATTCTTGTGGCACGGTCTGAACCGGCTTAGGCCGGATCGAGCTATAGGATATTATTCCTATTATGGAGTAAGCGAAATATCCTTCTTCCCATATTCGCGCAAGCCCTTTTCGAAGAGGAGGGCATTCAGGCCCCGCTTCAGCCAATCCAATTGGGCTTCCGGCATCATTCTCAACCCTTCGTAATCCATCACGCAGACGTTGAAGACGGTGGCTTTCACCTGCCGCCCCTCCTCGCATCCGAGCAACAGGCCTTCAAGCCTCATCATTCTCTCCGCCGCGTTCTTCGCCTTCACGGCGCGGGCCTCGCTCGGCTCGCTTGCATGTCCTCTTACGTGGCCGATTTGCTGGGCCCTGATGCTTGGAAACGGAATGCCCGTCAAATGATAATAGCGCACCATCGTCGCCGCGTAGTCGTCGCCCGCCTCCCGCTGCTGCTCGGTAATCCGCCCGTCTAGAAACAGCCGGCCGAGCGTGTAGCCGGCGAGCGCGCCTCTGGTCTCTAGGCCATGCATGCGCTTGCGCGCTGCAAGCGCCACAGCCATGGCCTCCTTTTCGCTTTCCTGTTTGGACCACTCCGGCTTTATCTTGCCGCATGCAAAGCGCTCGGCATTGGCCTTCCGCGGCCGTCCGAGTTGTGCCTTGCGCTTTGCACGCAATTTCTGAGCCTTGGTCAACATGGGAATCCTTTCGAGCGTGGTGATTGAGACATCCGTTGCGGGCGACCTGCCGTGAAGCGGCGGGACGTGACGGTATTCAGGGTGAACTGAGGGTGGGTATGGAATGCGAGCCGCCGCAAGGCTCAGCCGAAGGTGTCATCTCTGGAAGCTGTCCGCCTTCCGGCGCCGCCATCATTCACGACCGCAAGCACGGTCGTGTGGTCTCTATGGAAGATGCGGCCGATCCCCGCCAGCGAGAGATCCCGGCGGCGCTCATAGACCGCGCGCATGCAGGCATGCCTCGGCTTCACCAGCCGGCGCTCCCGGCGCACACTGATGATGTCGTCCCAGCTCACACCGGGAAAATCCTCGAGCACGGCGGCAACGATTTCCTCGATCGGCGCTCTGTCGCGGCCGCCCACATTCGACGCACCGGTATCTCGGCTGCCAAGCAGAATTCGGGCCTGCGCGAGCAGCCGCGCTTCCGTATCGGCGAGATCGGCTTCCAGTCTCGCAATCCGCCGTCCTTTCGCTTCGTTGTCGGAAGCAAGGTCGACCAATTGTCCTTCGAGTTCTTTGATGCGCGCAGATCGCCCCATCGCTTCGCTCGGGCGAGCCAGCCGCTCCCGTACGCTGCGATAGTGTCGAGTCTGCCTTGCCAGTTCCGAATTCTCCGCCACTGTTCTCGAACTCCCCTTTCCCGTGCTCCCAGCGGTCGCGGTGCCTCCGCAGCCGCGACTTGACTTTATCAATGACATCTATAATGTCGTGTTGTCAACATGATTTATGTTATCAACATTGCTAAGTCCCGTATCATGAGCGAAAGAGCTGAAAGATTGCGCGAGGCGCGCGTCAAAGCGGGCTATCGGTTCGCCTCCGACGCAGCGAATGCCTTGGGCATCGTGGCTTCGACCTATCGCGCCCACGAGAATGGGCAGAATGAGTTCGAACTCAGCGAAGCGGAGATCTACGGCCGCAAGTTCAATGTCGATCCGCTTTGGCTGCTGACCGGTACCGATCGCCGAACCTCCACCGGCTCCGCGACCGGCTCGACAATGGCCGAAGTCGACGCGCCGAACGCCCGGATCGGCGCCAAGGTAATCGGCCAGGGGGAAAAGATCCCGGTCTTCGGTCAGGCAGTCGGCGGGGTTGACGGTGAATTCATAATGAACGGCAACGTGCTGTACGAAGTCATGGCGCCGCCGATACTCTCGGACATCTCGGGCGCCTATGCGGTCTCGGTTTCAGGCGATTCGATGTACCCGCGCTACGAAGACGGCGAGGTCTGCTTCGTCGATCCCAGCCGCCGCGTCCGGAAAGGCGACTACGTGATCGCTCAGATTCGGCTGGAAGAAGGCGGGGCCCTGCTGGCCTACGTCAAGAAGTTCGTGCGCCACAACAGCTCCGAGCTGGTTCTCGAGCAGTTCAACCCCCATAAGGAACTGCGCTTCGAAGCCTGTACCGTTCACTCCGTCCATTATATCGCGCTCGCCGGCAACGCCTGAGAACGCAAAGGCCCCCAATCTTCAGGCGGGAGTCGACCAGCGGGCTAATTCCTTTGCCGGCACTCCAACGACATATCTCATGTCAGCGAGATCAACACGATTCGTGTTGACATGTATCGTGTCGGATGCAATGCTGGGTGAACACAGGGCAGAATTGCACGGCGGACGAACGCCGGCAGCGATACGAGGAGAATAAGCGCCACATGTCCCTCCCCCGCATCAGATCCGATCTTCATGGCCAGGTCGACGAACTCTTCGCCGCCGACTTTCTCCGTTCGACCGACGCTCAGAACCAGATGGCGCTCAAGTGCTTTCTCTCCTCCGCCTATTCCAGTCTGGCTTCGCTCGCCTGGCATCTTGGTGCAGATGGGCATGTTTTCCAGCGTGAAGCCCGGCCCGCGACGGATCTCGTCGACGACGCCTTCTTCGCACTCGATCGCGAGCGTGAGTTCGGCAGCGGCGCGGATGCGAGCCAGGTCCAGCGGCAGCTCGGTACGCACAATCCCCGGCAGCAATTCGGAGGCGCCCTGTGATCCGCGCCGAGACATACGCCGTCGTCAATCTCGCAGCCCTCAATCTCATCGAGGCGGTCAGTGCCGCCTACTTCGTCACCGAAAGCCAGGCCATCGCCCGTCATGAGTTTCGCGCTCGCGAAATGCTGAGGAAAATCGCCTTCGCTCTCGGCTATGATCTGGCTGAAGCGGCGGCGCAGGACGATCGGCCGCAACGGAGAGCCGGCGCGGAGTCGCCGCAGGCACGACCGGGTCTCAGGCTTGTATCCGCCGACCTTGCGGCACCGAACGATGATCGTTGAAGCGCCCGCCCTTTACGCTTCAATCGTCGTCGGGAGGGCACGGCCATTTAGCGGGCGCGGCCAGTCCCGACGGCAACTTGGTCGCGCCGTCACCGCAGGTGAGATCGACCTGTTCCTGTGTGAGCCCGGACGCTCTGGAAAGGTCGACGCCCTCTATCCTCGTCAGGAAAAGAAAGGCGCGATCCAGATCGATCGGTCCTTCGAGAACCGCACCGCTCAGCTTGGCGCGCGAAAGGTTGGCCATCGCGAAGCGCGTGCCCGTCAGTACGGCCTTGTCGAAATTGGCGCGCCCGAGTTCCGCTTTCTCGAAGTCGGCGCCTGCCAGCCGTGCTCCGCTGAAGTCGGTGCGCTGCAGCTCGGCACTTGCGAAGGATGCATTCTCCGCAGAGATGGCTGAAAAGTTGCCGCGATAGGCCTCCACCCTGCTGAAATTCGCCTTGTCCGCTTTCGCCCTGGCGAGCGAAGCACGAACGAGCGTCGCCTTCTCCAGATTAGCGGACGTGAGATTGGCCCCGCGCAGGTCGGTCATCGTAAAATCGGTGTTGAACAAATTGCTTCCCGGGAGGTCGCTACCACCCAGCATGATCTGCTTTTTGTTGCAGTCCTGCCAGTCCGTGCCCGGTCCCGCAGCGCTCTTGCAATCCGCCGCTGCGGCGACGCCGGCGGCAAGGGCCCACACCGTGATCGCCGCAGCGCAGAACGTTGTACGCGCGCTGCCACCCGTCTTGCCAAGCTTCGTCATATCGCCGCTCCTCGATCGGCTGCGGGCGAAAGATCAGCAGGCCGACACGTGCCGGACTGAACGAACCACCGCGCAGAACTCAACCGGAATTCAAGATGTTAAGGCGAATCCGCCCGTCAGAAAAGAGCGGCAAAGAGCGGCGCCGTCAATAGCCGATCTTCGCCTTCTTCTGATCGGATCGTGATGCCGGTGGTAGGCTTGCCGCCCGGCGGTCAGGCTGGCGGGCGTTCAGGCCTCGACGCCCTGGATGGCAGATACCTGCCAGTCGGCGCCGGGCTTTCGCGCGAACGTCCATATCTCGACGGCGTCTGTCGCCTCGTCGGCATTGCCGCTCACGACCCTGCCTGTGGCCCTGTCACGCATCACGTCGATGCTCTCGTAGCGCATGGCGACCGTCGCATATTCGGTACCGTTCTCTCTCCATGCCTCCGCGAGGTCGCCCTGAACGAGGTGAACGTCGCGGACTTCGTTCTTGAGACCCTTTGTTGCGTTGTCGCTCAGCTCTTCCGCGAGGTAGGACATGGCTTCGGGTGTGGTCAGCTGACGCAGCGCCGCATAATCCTCCGCTCCGTAGGCAGCCTGCACATCCTTCAGCATCGCCTCGAAGCGATCGAGATCGTCCTGGCCCACGCTGATCTCATCTGTCTGCACCGGTACCGGTGCGGCGGCGGACGCCCCTGTGGCAGCACCACCCATGGCTTCACCTATCCGCGGAATTCGGAAGGACGGCGCTGCGCCGGCTGCCGCCGAAGAGCGGGCCGAGGCAGCGGGCGCCGAATAGGCCGGACGCTGGTTGCGGCCGAAGAAGCGCATTGCCAGGGAGATCAGCAGAACGACGAGGCCGACCTGCAGCAGCAGGCCGAGGAAGCCGATGCCGCCGCCGATGCCATGGCCGAGCAGCATGCCGATCAGACCGCCCATCATGAGACCGCCGAGCATGGATCCGCCGAAACCATTGAAAAAGCCCGGCCGTGCATTGGTCCGGTTCTGGCTGGCCGGATTGGTCGCGGTAGAGGGCTGGGTGCTCTGCCGCGGTGTCATGGTTCTGTCGATCGGCGCGGCCGGTGCCGGTGCCGTCCGAGTGACCGGCGGGGCGGAAAAGGTCCGGCTGCCGCGCGAGCCGAAGCCACCGCCTGCCCGCCTCGCTTCAGCGACGTCGACCACCGTCATCATCGCCGCAACACCGATTGCCGCAATGGCCAGAACACGTCCGAAACGCTGCATTTCCACCCTTCCCTGTCTCTCGACCGCAATCGGTCAATAAGAGGTCATATAGAGCCAGAGGCGCAGGAATTTAAGAGTGCTGCCCCGTCTTTCCTCGTATTCGGTGTGAGCTAACGGTAAACTGTCCACCGATTAAGGCGTTTGGCGCCGTTCCTCCCGATGCCTCGGACGCGGCTACGGCTAGCGCACGGGTCCGATAAAGCCGAGTTCGAGCAACTGCCTGGAACTCGAGAACCGCGTCGAGCACGCATCGGAAAAGTCGAACTCACCGGTCTCCTGAAGATCTTCAAACATCTTGCGGTAGACGGCCGCAGCATCGAAATACTGCCCGTCGGCGACTGCCTGTTCAATCTTTTCCTTGTAGTCGGAGAAGAACTTGAAGTGCAGCAGCACACCGGCGACGGCGGTGAAATTCCTTTCGCAGGGCAACGGCTGATGAATGCTGACGCCGAGGCTACATTCCCTGTCCCAGAAGATGACAGGATATTTGATGAGTTCGAGCAGATGGGCGAATTTGCGCTTCCGCGGGCCGCCCGTGATGCTGATCGCCCGCTTCGTATAGCTGATCTCGTATCCGGAGCCGTCGAAATGATCGGCGATTTCCCACGGCATGCGGCCATCATCGCTGTCGAGCGTGGCAGCCCCGAGCGGTCCGATCGGATACATGTCGAGCATCGGGGCTGCGAGGCGCTTTTCCCCTTTGCTTTCCAGCGCCCGCAGAAGTGCATCGAGCGGCCGGTTCTCGCAATCCTCGTAGATCAGGAACTCGTCGGAATCGACATTCAGATACCACCGGTTCCAGCCATAGCGCTCGAACAGAACCTCTCGCCATTCACGCCCCCTGCGGGCATCGCGATACCGCATCGGCGAGCTCCAAAGGTCCACATCGGCTTGCGCAAGCAGGTAGTCCCGCGTCCCGTCCGACGATACGTCATCGACGCAGATGAAGCGGGTAACGCCGAGCCTTCGGTAGTGCGCGAGAAACGAAGGCAGCAGCTTCCGGTCGTTATGCGTATTGAACACGAGCGGGATGTCGTCTTTGCCGAGCGTCCGCTGCCCGCCCGGCGTCAGGCACGACATCTCGATCGTCCGCTTCCGCTTGCGGACCCGCGCCGTCAGCTTGTAGGTTTCGTAACGGGTAAGAACGCGATCGAATATCCCTCTCCGAACCCGCTCGCTCTCAGCTCGGCGAAAAGGATAGTGAAGTTCTTTCAAGGTCTGCTCCCGATCGACCGCTGCGAGAGGAAGCGTTTATCGGCATCGGCGCGCGAATTCAACTCCGCCGCAACTGCGAAGCTTGCGCCGGTTGAGGGCAGAACCGTCGGCCTAGAATGCAAGCGGGTGCCGCGGTCGCAGGGTCCGGCTGCCAAGCTTGACGAAGTTCTTGATCTTTCCCGGAATGTGCTCCCGCCGGTCATGGCAGAGCGGCTATGCGCAATCCGCTCGTCAGCTGAGCCCGAGCCATCAGGGCGTAGGCCGAACCATTGCTGCATTCCCAGAGAATTTGAGGTTTTTGGTGGGTGATCACGGGCTCGAACCGTGGACCCGCTGATTAAGAGTAATCTATTTTTCTCTGAACAGCCTACAAATCAAGTAAAGCGGTTTCCAACGCCGTGCGATAACTACACCCAAAAACGCGGAACGTTTCGTGAATTGGAAACCGAAAATTAGTTGTTCTTTGGCTGATCTGCAACAGGAATTCGAATAGGTCGCATCGTCTGCCCATTCCCTCTGCGTTGCCGGAGTAAGCGAACCTTGAAACGACCGCGTCGATCTGCTTTCTGGAAACTAGTGGATGTATGCATGACTGTACGGAGGGGAATGTGAGCTGGTGGGACACAGGAGAAGGATCTGGCAACCCGACATACGACGGCAAGCTGCGAATTGACTTGGTGAACTGTGGGTTTTGCGGCGAAGCGGGCAAGTTTGAATGGGCCCACAAGTTAGAGAAAAAGAACAGCACTGGTAAGATTCTGCACTATGACACCCTCAAATGCGAGCAGTGCGGCAACTACACCTTCGCCTTTTGGGCGACCGGTGACTCTGGGCTTCAAGGCATTCACCAGCTACCCTACTTGCGTAAGACAACGAGATGGCCCGACTACTGGCCGGCAGATGTCGGCAGATACTGGCTGCAGGCGAAGCGCAGCGTAGAGGCTGCAAATTGGGATGCGGCAGCATTGATGGCACGGAGCGCCGTTCAATTGGCTATTCGACGCGCAGGCGCCAGTGGAAAGAACCTGTTCGGCGAAATCAACGATCTGGGATCGAAAGGATTGTTGCCACCGATCATGGTGGAATGGGCTCATGAAGTCCGAGAGCTTGGCAATGACAATGCGCACCCTACTCCGGATGCAGCCGGCACTACGTCAAAGGACGCCATTGCCGTAGTCGAGTATCTTTCAATGCTATTGAAGATCCTCTTTGATCTACCCCATCAGATCGCGTCTCGCCGTGGAGAGCCGCGTAGCACTTCGTAATCCCGACGACGCTCAGGAGAGTTCAAAAACCGCCGCCTCATCCTCTCGCGGCCTGATGCCCTTGAACGAGGCATGCCGCAGCTTCCCGTCGTCCGTCCATGCGCGATACTCCACCTCCGCGACGAGCAGCGGCTCGGTGAAGACGGCATTCTTCCGCCGCAGGTTCACTGCCGGTTTTTTCGTAACGATCGATGCAAGGACGTTGCGCAGCTCGCGTGATAGATCGTGCGACCAGCCCGTGCCGCAGCCGCCGACGTAGACCAAGACGCCATTCTTGCGAGCGGCGAGCAGAAGCCGGCCCAGGTGGCCAGGCACGGTGGACGGCTCAAAGCCGACGATCACGAAGCTATCCCGGCGCTTGCAGGTGATCTTCTGCCACCACTCGCCGCGGCCGGACCGATACGGCTTCTCGACATGCTTGGCGATGATGCCTTCGAGGCCGTGCTCGCAGGCGACGCGGAAGAACTCGTCGCCATCGGCCTGAACCTCTTCCGATAGCCGGATGGCACCGGCACGGCCGGCGACTATCGGGTCGAGCAGCCACCGGCGTTCGCGAAGCGGCAGTCGGCGCAGGTCCCAACCATCAACATAGAGAAGGTCGAAAGCAAAGAAGATGATTTCGCGTGGATCATGCAAGCTAGGTCGCTTACCGAGCGCGCGCTGAAGCATGCCGAAATCCGACCGCCCCTCGTCGTCAAGCACCACTGCCTCACCGTCGAGGATCAAGGTTTCGTAACCGAGCTGACGCGCCTCGGCCGCGATAGAGGGAAACCGGGACGTCCAGTCGTACCCACCGCGTGTGATTACCCGTACCCTGTCCGGCTCGACGTGAACGGCAAGCCGATATCCATCCCATTTGACCTCGAAGGCCCAATCCGGCCCTTTTGGCGGCTTGTCGACTAGCATCGCCAGACATGGATCAACCCGCTCCGGCATCGGGTCCGGCGATGAGGTGCCACGCGGTGTTTTCGACGATGCTCTGGCCATTAGCCCATTAACGCACAGGCTCGTCAAAAGCCGAATTGACTCTTTCGGCTGAGAGAACATATTAGGAACAAATGTCGTCAGCAAAATTTACGGGGTAATCGAAATGAGCGATGAAGCCGGAGCTAGCACATTCAAGGAAACGGTCTCGTATGAGCACTGGTGCGAGCATCCCGGCTGCAAGAAGTGGGGCAGTCTCGGCTTTGCCTTGGGGAAAGAGGAGCCGCGGTGGTTCTGCGCGGGGCATCAGCCCGACTGGAAGTTGAAGCATGCCTAGAGACGGAGCCTGGTGGCTTTCGGAGCTTCTCGCCTGGACGAAGATCCGCATCAAATGCGAGTGCGGTGTAAAGAAGCAATACGACGCACGACAGCTTTTCGATCGCATAGGAGACCGGAGCATGCCGGGGCTGCTCTCCGACTTCTCCAAGGCGCTCGGTTGCCCCAAGAGCGGCAACATCCAACGCGATCGCTGCAAGCTCACATATGACATGCCATCAGGAGAGCCGCCTGTCTCTCGAAGGAGCCGGCTGGTGATGCGGCCCCAGCCGGTGCCCCTGAAGAGATTACTTTCGCGAACCTCCCAGAATGGTGCGACGTGCTTTGCAAGTGCCGGAGCTGCGGCCGCATCGATCGACTAAATCGGCGCGCTCTGGCCGCGCGCTTCGGCAAAAGACAAAGCATCCTTCAGTTGGCGCCGAGAATGCGATGTAATAGATGCGCGAACCGAGACGGCAATACCATCTTCATCGGAAAACCCCGGCAATAAGCCATCGCACCGGCGCTACTTCTTGCCCAGATACGCCATCACCTTCTCTCGGTTCGGCCCGGCTTCGCGGATCGCTTCCAGCGCCCTCTGCCGCGACACCTTCGCCGTTTTCATTAAATAGGCGACCTCGTGCTCCTGTTCGGAAACGAGCTCGCGGTCGCGGCCCTTCTTCTTTGGATTGTCTGCCATGCTTTCCTCCATCATCAAACATGAAGGATAGGAGCCGGACGGATGGCGACAAGGGCGGGAACCTCCCGCAGGGTTAGGTGTTGACGGTCCGAGGAGACCGATCATGGCCGACGCGCTCAAAATGAAACAGCTGATCTCGGATTGCCAGAAGGACATTGCGGCGTATCTACCGCCGGATAGTGGCATTTCGGAGCATGAGCTGGTGAAGATGCTCATCGCCCGTCTGGACGGCCGCCAAGCGAAGCAAGCGCTGGGAGACGATTGGAAGGGCTGGTGGCCGGACGATGACGGCGGGGACGATGACGGCGGCAGCCCCGCTCCTCACGATCGAGAGATGGCCTGACACAAATAGAGCTGCAGGTAGGATTGGCCAAGGTCCGCTGCAGCTCCGGTCGCGACGCTGTCATTCATCTAGCTGGGGCCTATTCGCCCTGTTCCATCCAAGGGAACCGCTTCGAACGTCGCTTACACATATTCTACTCTCAGCAGGGGCAGAATCAAGGGAAAGCGCCGGATTGGTCGGCGCTGACGCTCAACGTTTCTTCTGATTAGGGAATGGATCTCGCCCCAACGCCTTGGCAATCTTCCGCCAGTCATGTCCGCCCATCCCGGGTATTCGCAGCAATTCTGCAGTAGGCAGATGTTGCAGATCTCCGACCACCTCATACCCGGTCATGTTTAACTCCCGGAGAAGCCAAGGCCTGAGTTTCAAGTCTGCCAGTTTCGTGTCCATGCGAACAAAAAAGCAGACCTAGGCGCATCGCGCAATTGCATGATTATGCAAATCAGCGGCGCAGTTGTGCGCCGTCGCGCTGGCTCGCCTCGATCCTCTGGAGGATTTCTCGCATCACACGTGTATCGATGGAAAGGCTGTTGAGCGTGTTCTCGACGGCCTTCATTGACGTCGCCGCTTCGGCCGCCTGTTTCTCCACCGCCGATATTCGGAGCTCGTGATTGTCTATTTGCCGGAGGGAGACCTCCGCCGCAGTCAGGCGCTTGTCGAGACGATCGATGGAATTCGCCTGCGAGTCCTGATTGGCGTTCACCCTCTCCCAGGTCGCGCCCCACGCTATGAGGCCGCCGGCAAAGCCGAATAGGATCACCAGGGTGTTGAGGTTATATTCAAACCTCCATTTCGGAGTTGCGACCATCTTTTCGGTTTCCTGTGTTTCAGCCAATGCCCTGCCCCTCGTATGCAAATGCTGGATGGTTACTGCTGCGCTTCGCCGTGGCGGGCGCATTCCGCTTTCGTCCAAACCGCTGCGGCGCAAATGCCGACGACAGTCCGATCTATTTTCCGCTGATCTGCCGGCGTCGCGCCGCGCGCGCCGACTAGATCAGTGCCCACCACCCGGCGCAGTCCGTCGGCACTTGCCGGCGCCGAAGTCCCACATCCCTGGAGGACAAAGGTCAAAGCGAGAGCGGACATCGTCCGCAGTGCGGCCAGCTTCATTGTTCTGCCTTTCAATGGAGGTTCTGACGTCGTCGCCGCCCTGCCGGTAAATCCAAGCAACGACGGCGGCAACGATGGCGAGAGCGGCGGCGGCCGCGATGAGGCGAGGAGTGGTGAACATTACGCCATCCTCTCTACCTGCTTGGCGACCGCCTTCCGATCGGCGTTCTTGCGCCAGTAGAGAAAGCCGGCAATGCCGCCGAACGCGACGAGGATCAGGAGGAGGTTCTGCCACGGTATTCCGCCGATCGCCGTGAGCAGCGAAGCGCCGCCGCCGATGACAGACGGGGTGATCACCTCTTTCGACTTCCACCACGGCGCATTGAGGCTGGGCGGCGTGACAGGGACCGGTACCGGCTTCTCCTCCGTCACCGGGGCCACCTTGACTTCCGGCCGTGCAGCCTCGCCCGGAGTGAGCGCCACGAGCGCCGTATGCATCGCTGCACGGGTTTTCGGGCCGACGTCGCCGTCGACCTGCAGCCGTTGGTCAGCCTGGAACTGAAGAACGTTGTCGGCACGGTATCCGAGCAGCACGAGCGAGACCCGGGACAGCCGGTCAAACCGATCGGACAGACCGTTCTTGCCGCCGTTGATCTTCTTCGTGATGGTTTCCGCGTCGCCCTCGTCGGCCCAGCGGTTAAGATCCCGGGTGTCCCAGTAGAACAGAGGCACTAGGCCTTCCCAAGGATCGGTGTTGACCGCATCCGGATCCTTGACGAAGTCCGGGCAGTCGAGACCGGCCGCGCGGCACCAGTTGCGGAACTGGCGGTAGTTGTCCTTGCCGGTGAGTTGCATTCCGGTTCGGCCGCGGTAAAGGTACCCGTCGCCATCCTTCTCCGGCGTGTTGCCGAGATCGGTGCGAGTGTCGTATCGCTGCTGCGCCGGCGTCGGGCCCCAGATCTCGCGATCGTAGCGGAAGTCGCCGCTTTCATGCATGAGCTGGGCGAAATACTGGGCGAGACGGTGCGGCCGATCCATGCCGAACCGGTTGCCGTACCTGTCCAGCGCCACAAGCACAGACGCGAGGTTGCTCTCGTTCACCTTGCCCTTTGCGGCAGAGCGAACGTGCTGAGCGGTGATGGCGCTCATTCGTTTCTCCTGACTGTATTGTTTGAGAGTTTGCTTCGCCCGAATGGGCGAATGGAGTTGCCGTATGCAATGTGTTAACGCCGCGCAGCCGTCCTGCCGTCTCGCAGCGACGGGGCGGTTAGAGGCCTGGCGTCTCCTCCTGCGACCGGGCCTCGCCCGGAGTTCGCCTGATAAAGGCAAACGAATGCCGCCTTCATCCCCCGAACGTGAGTTCGAGGGCGACGGGAAGAGTGTCCCGAGCCATTAAGGTCTCCTGATTTGCGATTGTGAATGCGTTGGATGAGCGGTATCGATGGCCGCTAAGAAGGCCGACTCTCACTAAAACACAGTGGAATCCCATGCTTCAGTTCAGTTCGTTTACTCTCCTCGTGGCGGCACTGTCGCTATCGGTTCTAGGATGGCCGGCCGAAGGTCATGCAAAGCAAAAGCAGGCGAGCACCTGCGACGCAGCGGTTATGTCTCGAATCTTGGACGAGAGAGACAAAGGGCCAATCCACCTGAGCTGCAGTGTGACGCTTCCAAAGAATACGACGCTTTACAAGGGCATTATTTTCGAGGGGTCAGCTGCTTCGAGAGCAACGCTCGACTGCAACGGAAGCGTGATCGACACCTCCGCTGGGCAAAGCAGGATGGAAAAGACGGCCATCATTGTTCGGTCAAGAAAGGGCTCCGACGGTCACTGGGATGCACCCTTGGGGGTAACTGTCAAGAACTGCACGATTAAGGGCTTCATGCGTGTGTATGGGTTGGATGAAAATGCTAACGGCTCCAATATGCGGGCGTCATCCTTCAATGCCACTCATACAGAATTCGCCCAAGCATCGGCGCCAAAACGCACCAGTTTCCTAAACCTTTCAATCGTCGCACCAGGAGGCGCTCCGCTGTACATCGGACCAGGAGTCACTTGGACAACGCTCACGAATTCAAGACTGAGTGGTCACACCACCGGCACAGCAGTCTATGTTGATGCTGAGTCCGGCAGAAACTCTATCACGAACAACGTGTTTTCCATCAGCACGAAGAGCCGGGAACTAATTGCTGTAGACGGTTCCACCCGAAACGAGATCACTGGCAACATATTCAAGGATCCCGTCAATGGCGGCATCTTTCTCTATCGCAATTGCGGCGAAGGGGGTGTCATCCGTCACCAACGGCCAAACTACAACGTGATCTCAAATAATACCTTCGAGTACGTTGGAAATTCCCGAGAAGCAAAGCCTGCTGTATGGCTGGGATCGCGCGGCGGGAAACAAAAGTTCTGTTTCTCCGACCCAAAGCGACGCTTCGGCAGCAGTGCTAGTCCTATGGATTTTGCTCAAAAGAACACGGTTACTGGAAACCGCTTCATTGGCGGGGACTCGAAGCTCATCCGCAACACGGATCCGACAAATATCATTGAGAGGAACAGCACCAATTAGCCCTTCCAGTGCTCCATTTCCTCAGAAGAAAACTCTGCCTTCCGAGACCGATGCCATGTGATGCCGCTCTTGACGACCTTCGCGGGAGTTCCAGCTAGAATAATGCCCCCTTCGTCGAAACGGCTGTTCACGAATGACATGGCGCCGACGATGCTGTCGGAAGGAACAATTGATCCTTTGTTTATGATCGCCCCAACGCCGACCCACACATGATCTCCAATGGTGACCGGGGCTGGATGATTTAGTCGCATTCCAGTTGCCCGATCTATCACCGAATGAGCGTCTGTCGTCCGGATCTCAATGTCGCGGGAGAACATGCACCATTTGCCGATGTGGACGTCGCAGTTCTCTTGGCAAAGTATGTAGGCGCCAACCGTCGTAGAGTTATCGCCGAACGACACGGTTTGGCTTTTCCCCTTTACCAATATCTCGCCGCGGAAATCACAGTTCTCTCCAATCAACACTTTATTGTTGCTGCCGCGGATCGTTATTTTTCCTGAGAAGCGGCTCCCCTTACCAATAACCACAACATTTCCGGACCCAGTTGGGACAGAAAGGGCACCTTTGACGAGAACTGCCCCTTCATCGCGGAAGAGGTTCCCCTCCCAGTCCATCTGCGAAGGGCTTGGTCTTTGGTTTTGGCTCAGGCTTTCGGCCCACGCGCAGTCGGGACAGTGTAGCTTTCAGTATCACCGCGTTCCTCCATGGTCGGAGCGACCTTTAGAGGAAATCAGTGAAGCCAATCAATAACAATTCAGCCTTGCGTTGTGGGAACAGGAAACATAGTGTCCACGCCGCTCAGACTTGGGCATGTAGGAGGCTCACTTGGTAAAGACGTCAGTCATTCTTGCGGAAGCGGCGAAGACTCCCTTTCGCGTCACGAGCGGCGTTTTGCGCCGGTACCGTCCAAAGCAAGGCAAGCCCCCTCTATTTCTTTTCGGCTTCAACGACTGGAAGACCTTCATGCACGACTGGTTTCCAGATCGAGAGGTCATTTTCACGCCGATGAACATGTGGCCTGTCGAGTTCGAAATAAACTGGAAATGGCGCATATGGAGCGATCCGAGAGCCGAGGTTCTCGCCTGGCAATACAAAGCGCCTCCGCAGCTCAAGAGCTTTTGCCGCCGTCACAAAATTCCATTTCACTACGTCGAGGACGGTTTCATCCGATCGATTGGTATCGGCGCCCTGCACACTCCTCCAATGTCGATGGTGTTCGACAGACAGGATATGTATTTCAATGCCAACGAGCCGACGGACTTAGAAGACATTCTCCGTAAGTACGACTTCGACGGCGATTCGGCTCTTATGGAGCGTGCCGTGGCGCTGAAACAGCGGCTACTCGACTCCCGTATTAGCAAATACAATTCCGGTGAGGCCTTTGACCCTGAGAAGGCGTTCGGTGCCAAACTCCGAAAGCGCGTTCTTGTTATAGGTCAGGTGGAGAGGGATGCTTCAATCGCGTATGGCTCCCAGAAAAGGTACAAGAACAACGATCTGGTTTGGCTCGCCGTCCGAGAGAACCCAGACGCGCAGGTCATTTACAAACCGCATCCAGAGGTCTTGCAGGGTACGGCAGAGGCCGAGTCCGATCCGTACGCTGTCAGCGGCGCAGCGATGATACTTGACCAAGACGTTAGCCTGTCCGATGCACTCGACACCATCGACCATGTTTATACGATCACGTCGCTCGCTGGCTTTGAAGCGCTACTCCGAGGCATAAAGGTCACGACGTTCGGATGCCCTTTTTATTCGGGATGGGGCCTGACCGACGACCGGCAACCTAACCCGCGCCGCGGAAGGACGCTGAGCGTCGATCAAATCTTTGCCGCAGCGTATATCCTCTATCCGAAATATTTCGACCCAATCGCCAGAGAACACATTGAGGCCGAAAAAGCCCTCGATATTTTGTCCCATATGCGAGGACTTATGCCGATACGAGAAGACCAGAACTCAGAGGGGACCTCCGATGCTGTGACCTTGCTCGCAAAGGCGATCGCCCAGGAGCTTCGAAATCAGGCCTGAGCCACTTGCGGAATTGCGCCGCGACGATTAATCCTCAGTGCGACAACTGGGGATTGATCATGTCTGAAAGCTCAATCGAGAGCCGGCCGTCGCTGGGCGAGCTGATTATCGAACTCATAGCCGCGCTAAACCACCAGCATGCGTTCTTCGATGATATGACGGAAGAAGCTAATGGCCGCGATGAAGTGCAGGAGATCGTAAAGAAGATCGACGACTTCTACGGCCACCGCACGACCGCCTAATAAGTCAAACAGTGATCCCCAGATGCGCGAGCACGTTGCGCATCTGCACGCCGATTGTCGCCAACTCCGCGTCGCCAATGTAGCGGTCGTACATCGCGACCGCCGCAATGTCGCATTCACCTTGCCAGGACAAGCTATAGGAGCTGCCGATGCGGAAATCGCCTGCGGCAAGCACACGCGCCTGTGAGACGAAGTTGGCTGCCGCCGCCGTGGCCGCCGTCAGATTGTCCCGCTGCGCTCGATCAGTGCGGACGCGAGAGGCGACAAGGCTCCAGCTCGAGAGCGTGGTCGCTATGCTTGTGCCGGCGGAGGTGACAGCGGTGTTCGTCCCATCGGTGTAGCGTGAAGCGCTCATTGTGGCGAGAGTAGTGCTGACATTGCTGTAGATGCTCGCTCCGGCAAGTCCAGAGGCGAGATAGCCGGCCTTCGACCCTGAACCGAAGTTACTTACGAACATTGGGGAATGCGCCTGGTCGGCCATTGTGTCCGGCGATTTCACCGCGGCGATATGGGTGAAAGCCTCGGTGTCCTCAATCTCCGTCTGGAAAAAGCTTTGGCTTCCTTTGAAGCGCAAGAACGCGCCCTGATCGGAGGGCGTACCGAACACCTCGGCATCGACGCCGCCGAGCGCCAGGTTCTTGGCAGAGGCTCGGACTCCTCGATTAAAGAACCACAGTCCCTTCAGCCCGCTTTCGACGGCCGCGTTGAAGCCAACTGCCGACGCCGCGAAATCGGCGCCGGGTACGAGAATATTGGTACCCATGTAGTTTTCTCCTTGGGGGGAACGAGAGATTAGAGAGTGCCTTGCGCCACGGCCGCGGCAGCCGCCGCGAGCGTTTCAGAGACGCGCGCTATGTTGAAGGCCGACAGGTGCACGGTGTCTGAGAGGCTGGCCGTCTGAATGCCGAGATCAGAGGTCGAGCCAGTGTCGAGCGCAAATCCCACTTCCTGAGAAGCCATCGCCCACGTCGGCAACAGTCGGATGTCTACGTCTGCCTGCTCGCGGACGAATTTGATTTGGCGCGACAGCACCTCGACGTATTCGCTCCACACTGTATCGCGGTCACTTGAGCGTGAAACCGGGGGGAACCAGATGACGATCTTCGTTCCCGGCCGGGCCGCTTGGATCTGTCCGCACATGATGGTGAGGCCATCGGTGATCGCCGGCCCGAGATCCGGTGAGTTGAGATCGCGGATATCGTTGGTGCCAAGGCCGATGAATACGACGTGGGGATCCGCGAGCGTGAAGCGATCGAGGTAGAAATCGAAATCGAACACATTTCCGTTGCGAACGATCGATGGATCGTCACCGCCGGTGGCCACCCGGAGGAAGGGATTCTTCGTCTGCTTCGTCGCTTTGTCCGACGCGAGATAGGTTGCCTCATCACCGGGCGCGACGATGGAAACACGGTCCGTTACGGCATAGGTGAAGTCACCGAACTCCCAGCCCTCGCGGCCTTCGCCAAGCGGTCCCGTCACATCCGACGAGATTTGTCCGATCCCTGCCCCGTTTAGCGTGCCGACGAAGGTGAGCGTGTAGCCCTTGGCGGCGGCTGCGGCGTTCATGCGCGCGGCCATCTGCCGGTTGGTGATGCTGTCGCCGATCATCAACACCCTCGCAGTGTTAAGCGATCCCGGCGCCACGGGCGGCGTAACGACGGAAAGCGTCGCCTGGTGCCGTATGTCCGGGTTCACCTCGTCGAGCCGCGTCTGCAGGTAGACCGTGCCACCGCATTTCGTCAGGTCGATAACGAGCTCGTCATCACCGAGCCTGCTGTAGGACGGGCGCGATCCGTCCGTAGCCGCCTCGCTGTAAAGCGATGCCCGCACCCGGGAAATGTCACTGCGCGCCGGCAGAACGTTGCGCGTATAGAGATGCGTCTCCGCGTCATCGAAGGCGACGAGGTGGCCACCGATCAGCGGCGAAGCGTCGAAGCCGAAGTTGAATCCCTCATCCTCGCCGCCGGAAACGCCCGGCGCACGAAACTCCTCCGCTGTCAGAGATAGGGCCTTGAACCCGCGCTCGTCCTGAACGGCCAGCAATTCAGCGGCGCTGCGCGTATCGCCAATCTCAAAGCTTCTCTCTGGCGGGTTCTGCCGCAGCGAACCGTCCGTTTGAAGCTGCATGCCGACGAAACCGAGATTGTCATGAAAGCTCGCTGCCACCTGCGCGACCTTGGAGACGAGAAGGTCACCAACGCGCTGCCACCCAGCCGGCGACGTGCTCCAAGCATATTCTCCCTCGTTCGCGACCGTGCCGCCGACGACCGGATCGGTATGCGTGCCGGCATCTGGTCCCGCAACCCGCCCCGCCTGGCCGTTCGTCGTTCCGACGATTGCCGCGAGCGCCGTCCATGTTCCCTTTTGCACCAGGCCTGCCGAGGCGGCCTCGGCGATCAGCTCAACCTCGTTTATCTGCATCTGCAGGTCGGCCGCCGTATTGGCGATCTTCTTGTCGATGACTGGCCCGATAGAGCGGATCGTGCTCTTGTCAGGCTCGACTGGATCTGACGCTGGTCCGTCCGGCCAAGCAACTGCGAAAGCATCCCTGATTTCATCTGCCATGAAGCACTCCATGAAGGATCGACCCGACGCGCGGCCGAGGTCGATAAGGCTTTAGATTTTTGGTTTGATCAGACGATCGTCACAGTGACGGGGCCCGAATAAGGGCCTTCGACGTCCGAGCCGTTGAGCGGGACCGCATAGTAGTCCCAGACGCCTTGTGGTGCGCAGCTCGGGGTTTCTGGGTAGAGGATGACATTGTCCACCGAACCCGCGAACGTTGAGCTTTCATTGAAACCGGCAGAGACGTTACCCGCCAGCGATGTCATCGAGCCGCGATACGTGCCGTTCGCGGTCCGCGCGACACCGTTGACGACCGTTCCGCCATTAAACCTGGTGAAGACGCTCCCTGCCGTCAGGTCGAGGACGTCGAACTGATATCGGAAAACCGTCCCCGCTGGGGTCAGCGTCACCGTTTGAAGAAGCGAATTGGCGCTTCCTGCGGCGTGCGTCGCCTTGCCGCTGGCGATAGTCCAGCCGGCGCCCTTCGACCACACCGTATCGGTGTCAAAACCACCATTGGCGAAAAGGTTGGTCCGCGTATCGTCGCCGTCGGTGGCCGTATAGCTCGCCGATGGCGCAACCGCCTTCGTTGCAACAAGGGTTGCTGTATCCGGATCGAAAGCCGCGCCGGTCGCGACGCGGTAAATCGCAACCGATTTCACATGAGCATCGTTGCCAGTGGAGAATGCAAAACCAGCATTCCCGAGACGCGGCGCAGATCCGGTAAGGGAGAACGATGCCAGGGCGACCGGCGGCGTCGGATCTGACGTCGAGGTGACGGTTTCCGTCACAGACCAGTTCGAATACCGCCTGTTAGAGGCAATGAACGCAGCCTGAACGTCCAGAACTTCATCCGTAGGAACATTTCCCGTCGACAGATCTATGTACCCCCCGGCCGGCTCGGCGTTCGGGTTTGACTGTTCCACCCAAGCACCTGGTGTGCCGAGGCCGTCCGCGTCCGCAACCCGATAGCGAACGACCGGCGTCAAGCTGCCGTCCTCCGGGTCGATAATCACGACACGGATGTAGACGCTCCCGCCGTTCGCCTTTGCCTGGATCAGATTAATGACCGGCGTCGGGATCTCGGAGGCATTCGGTGCCGGCGGTACCGGCGGCTGTTGCCCCTCTTCGGTGGCCGGGTTCCAGTCGTCGATGCCCTCGGGATGCTCGATGAAGTCCATCGTAAAGCCGCCCTTCGTGAGGGCGACGATGGAGCGGCGGTTTTCGACCAGCTTCCCGTCGAGCTTCGGCAGCCTCTTGGGCGTCTCCAGCCGGACCCACCGTGCATAGACGGCGTTGATGCCGGAGAGCCGAACATCAAGGCTGCCCTTAACCTCCTGGCGCTGCCGCAGCCAATCACGCTTTCCGAGGCGCCGGGCTTGCCGCCACTGGTGGCACCATTCGTAGCTGCCCTCCATCGTCAGGACGCGGCCAGCGGCGATCTGAGCGGCCGTGTCCTCGAAGAAGTCCGTGTCGCAGCTCGTGTAGTTGGTCGCCGGATAGGTGAATTTCGGAACGAGGCGGTTGCACTCGTCCTCGAAAAGCACACCGTACTGAACGTTGTGGCCGACAATGTCGGCATCGGTCAGCGTCGCCGTCCTGCTTTCGCGGAACTTGCCGACGGTCAGGATGCGGGCGCCGTCGCCGCGGGCAACCAAATGACCGTCGCACGTGGCGAGGATCGCGTTCAGTCCCGACTTCGGCCCATTCTCGGTCGTGTCCCAGCCATTGCACTGATACCGCTTTTCCGTGCCGCCGCCGGCGAGAGGAACATCCTCATCGCAGATGTCGGCTTCCTCTTTCCAGAGATCGATAACCGGCACGAGCGCCTTCTGATAATCGAGGCCGAATCCGAACTCGTTAAAGCAGAGGTGCCAAGCCAAGATGATGGCCGCGTTGCGCGTCCACGTCCAAGTGCTCGGATCGATCGGGCTCTGGGCCGGATCTCGGAAGTCCCAGCAGTAGGCGCCATCGATCTCCACAGACGGCGACGGCGCCCCATACGGGAAGGCCGTCTGCTGATCCTGCGCATCCGCATTGTGCGCCCGCATGGCCAGCGAGGCCTGTCCGTCTCCGCGATGATCGTTGGTCCAGATGCCGTCCGCGCCGAGTGCGGAGACGAGCTCGGCATAGGGCGTTTCAGGGTTCGCGCCGAGGCGAGTGTAAAGGCGCACATTCGCGGAGCCTGCGCCGTACCTGCCGCCTGTCGTGAGCGGCGTGACGACATTGTCGACGACTGTCACTTCATCGTCGTTCAGGTAGAACCGGTTGAACGACTTGATCCGGTGGCCGGCGATGGCCTGCACCGAATAGAGGTTGGAGCCCTTCGCCTCCCACATCATCCGCGCGCCGGCGACGCGGGTGCGGCCCACGGCATAGACGCGAAACGGAATTGCCTGGTTAAGCGGAGATCGACCATCTTCGGGCTTCGGTGGCTTTGGGGCTTGCGCCAGAAGCGCCTGCAGGCCGATCGAGATGGCCGTCGTTGCGATCGCCGACGCGATCGACGCGTAAGAAATAGAGGCGACGCCTATGTTAAAGGCACCCGTTCCCAGCACGGCCGTGAAGATCGGCGTGAAGATCGGATCGAACAGAACCTCGCTGTAAAGCGACGTCGTGCAGCCCAGCCCATAGCGCTGCAGCATCATGCGGCGATGGAAACTCATTCGCTTCGATCTCCATCCGGCGCGCGCCAGGCTGCAACGTGATCAAGCTTCTTGGCGATGACGCCGGACGGCGCCAACAGAGCCCAGAGCGGGCCGAAGCGGATGGCGCAGACTTCCTTGACGCCGTCCATGCCGGCAGGAGCGAGCACAACGCCGACGTCGCCGTCGAGCGGATCTTCGGTGCGGACGAAGCCGAGGGGCTCAAGGGCCGCCGCGGCGAACGCCACGAGGCCGCCGGCCCGGGCCAGAATGTCGTGAGCGCCTTCGGCCGTGCTGTATGTGCCGCGGTAGGCCTCCGCAGGATCGACGCCAACGCTTTCGCGCAGCCACGTTCCGCAGAAGGTCGTGCAGTCGTCACCAGCAACCCCGCCCCACCTGAATTGGTGAGGCAGGGCAAGAAACTCTTGCAAGGTCATGGTTTCCCTAGAAGTTTGGCCAGACTGGCTGAACGCCCCTGGCGAGCCGGCTGACGCCGTCGCAGAACTTGTCCGTTGGCGAGATCGCCTTCTGATGCGGAGATGACCAGACCGAACGGGCGCCACGCGACCGGGTCGCCTCGCCGGTCACAACGGCGAGCGAAAGCGTGATGCTCGGGCTGTCGCCCTCCTCAACTGGCGGGCTCACCTCTCCGGTATGTGACGCGGTCCCGGTCCAGATAGGAATGATGCTGCTCATCGGCTGGAAATACCGATCGAGCGTCGTCAGCCCCATTTGAACGGCGGCGCCGCGCACCGGCGGCAGGCTGTCGAGCATCTTCGCCGATGTCGTGGGGTCGAGCCCGGAAAGAGTGAACTCGACGCTGTCGGCGGTACCGTTGACCAGCACCTCGAGCGTCGGCACGCCGATAAGACGGCCGCCGCCGAGATAGACCGTCCCTGTCGGGTCGATGCTGTCGAAGTTGGCCGGAATGTCGTTGATCCCGAACCAGAGATGCAAGGCAGCATCAGTGTCGACCCGGAGGAAGATGCCGAGCTGATGGCTGCCGCGCATCTCCTCGATGATGTGTGCGGGGACGAACTCCATCAGAACGCCTCCGTGAACTGAAGGGTCGGCCGGGACTGATACCAGCCTTCATAATCCCACGGCACGGTGACACCCCGAGGGAACTTCATGACACACATCGGCCGTGCCAACTCGACGCGAGTTCCGACCGTAACCGCCTCGCGCAGTGGCGGCGCGAGGGCGAGTGTGTAGAGCGGGTTCATCTCGCTCGTCCTGCTGATGACCTCCCAGTATCGATATGCTCGCCAGCCCTTGGTCGGGTGGTAGATCGAGAACCAATCCGACCAACGCAGCGGCCGTGCGGCGCCGTAGACGCGCATTTTCAGGATCCCGGCTCCGAGGCCGGCCGCTTCCGTCACCTCGCCGTAGACCGTCGCCTGGCTGTAGCCGGAACCGTCCGAGAAGAACGAACCGTCGGAATGGGGAATGCCCTTGATGATTGGCCGCTTCTTGCCATTGATGAAGGGAAACGGTCCGATGCCGTCATTGATGATTGGGACGTTGAAGAAGCGATAGCCGCCGTTCCCGCGAGCGCCAAGCCAGTTGATGACCTCGTGCCGTTCGGTGTCGTCAGCCTGCAGCACGCACCGTTCGTAGGTTGCCGTGACGATGCCGCCGCCGCTGGTCTCGATGCTGATCGACTCCCCGATACCATTCACGCCGCCGTCGATCGCCGATCCGGGATTGTCGAAACTCGCCCGGGTCGGCCGCAGATACATGATCGGCACAGTCGGCTGGTTGATGTAGACTGCCATCCATCAGCCTTTCTGCGCTACAAATCGCTTCTGCGTTTCCCCGAAACCGACGCGGCGCTGCTGCTCGTTATACTGAGACAGCGCCTGCCCAACGCCTTGCCGCACAAGCGCCCGGACATGCTCATCGCCGTTGGCACCGATCACGTTGACGTTGAGGTTCGCCGGAGCGTTGGAACGCTGATTGTTGTTGTCGTTCAAGGATTGCATGAGCTTGTGATTGCTCATGACGCCCGATCCCTGCGGTAGGTTTACAAGCTCCGGGCCGCGCTCGCCGACGACAGACAAGCCGCCGGGTGCATAGTTCGTGCCGTTGGCGAAAAGGCCGATGCCGCCGCTAAGCATCGCCGAGGCGAATTGGCCAGAACCGGAGAATAGACCCATACCGTACTTGGTTAGGCTGCTCAGGATGCCCGATCCGCCGCCATTGCCCATGAGGGCTTGCGGAATGCTGGCGAGCGTCTGGCCCAGACCGCCGGCGCCCTGCCCTAGCTCGCTCAGCCCCTTGACCGTTTCCCTGGATGCTGCGCCGAGCTTGGTGACCGCATCCACGGCACTGTCGCCTCCGGAATAGGTCCCGATGCCCTCGAAGTTGCCGATGCCAGCCTTCTTGGCGCCATACCATGCCCCCCAGCCGCTCTTCCTGGCTTCGTCAAGCGCGAAATCGATCCCGGCCGGGCCAGCCGACGCATCGGCCGGATCAAGTCCCGTCTGGGCCATAAACTTGTTGCCGAGACCGCCGCCCTTGTAGAGCTGGAACGGCCCGAACGACGGCTCACGAACTCCGTTCTTGACGTAGTTGGACTGGAGGTTCCAACTATTGAGACCGCCTTCAGACTTGGCTACTCGCAGCGCGATGTCGGGATCTATTCCCCGAGCAGCGGCCGCCTTTGCAATATAGCTAGCGATCTCTGTCGTCGGAGGCAGCTCGCCTCGGGTGACGGCACCAACCGGAGCGGCAAGGGTCTTGTTATCGTTTGCGCCAAGAAATGACCCGAACGTTGTGGTCGCGTTGAACCCAGCAGACACGGCGCCGGCACCCGCCTTGGAACCGCCCGTCAGCCAGCTCGCTGCAGCGGTACCGAGTTGATCAAAGATGGCGCTCCAAGCCTTCTCGCTGGCCTTCTGTGCTGCGCTCAAAGCGGATTTGACGATGGCATCACCGATCTTGCCGCCGTTCGCCCATGCCTCCTGGTGGATGCCGTCGAAGAACCCCTTGAAAGCGTCCTTCGCTTCATCACGGCGCAGGCCCTGGCGGATTGCGTTCGCCTCAGGGGAATTCAAATCCTCGTTGAAGCCGTAGCGCGTGAGAGTGGTAGCAACCTGCCGATCGATGGCGCTGCGCTCTGCCTGGCGCTCCTGAAACGAAATGTCGAGCCAGAAGTCAGCCTTTGCCTCGGCTGCCTGTCGATAAGCCTTGGTGACGTCGTCGACCTTCTCCTTCTGCGTTTCAAGCTCGAAGAAATTCGGCTTCTGCCCCGGTACCGGGACGCTGGTCAGCCGGCCATCGGAGTTGAGGATGGTCGCGGCGTCCGGATCACCGCTCAGCTCGATGTTCGGTCGACCGGTCGGAACACCCGGGTTGCGCGGCATAAAGTCCGCGGTGCGCATCGTCCTGCCGTTTTCGGTGAAGAACGATCCGGAGATGATGTCCTGAACGTTGTCGGCCCCGGCGATGCCCGCAATCCACGCAGCGCGCGCTTCGCGCGAAGCCTCGATGCTGTCTCGGATCGACTTGGTAATGAGGTCGAAGGCGTCCCGGAAACCGAGAACAGACTTGATGCCATAGCGGTCCACCGCTTCAGAAAGGAAGCGCTGAGCGTTGTTGATGTCTGCTATCGATGCGGTACCCTCATCGAGGCGCTCGCGCAGGTCACCGAAGGCCTGCGAGAAATCCCGGATGAATGCGGGGTCAGCGTCGATGCTACGGAGGCCGCGAACCGCCTCGGAGAACTGCCGGTTGACACCCTGCAACTCCTCGCCGAGGCCCTCGAGCTCCCGGCCGGCCAGGATCTCTCCTGCTTCCCGACCCTGAGTGATCTTGTCGGCGCGGTCCAGCTCGTCGACGTAGGCCTTCAGCTGCGGCGCAGCGTCGCCCCAGAGGGCGGCAGCGCGGCGGATCAGGTCGTTCTGCTCTTCGAAGAGCTTGCTCGTCTTGTCGGTGCCGCTCTCTGCCGTCATGAAATACTGGACGAGCGCGGCGGTACCGGCGGTCAAACCGATAGTGACCAGCGAAACAGGGCTGATCAGCGACGCGAAGGCCGAGGCCAGACCAGAGACCGGCCGCTCCATCGATCCGAGCACGGACGCGAGCTGCGTGCCCTGCTGCAGACCGATCATGAGCGGGTTCATGCCCATGGCGGCCGTGACGGCGATGTCCTGGAACTGGAACGCAGCATTGGCAGAGTTGAAGCCCTGCGCGCCCGGACGGTTCGTGTTCGCAGCCTTCACCGCAGCGCCGGCGGCCGTCGCCGACGTCTTCAGCCTCTCATACGCCTGCCGCTCGCGATCGAGCGCCTGCGTCATTTCCTGCGCCGTGATCGCGCCGAGTTTGTGGGCTCGCTGGATCTCTCCGATCGACGCCTCGTAATCCCGCGTGGCTTTCGCCAGAGGCTGATACTTCAGCGTGAGCCGCTCGACTTCCATCCGGAAGGCGCGCACATGCTCATCCTGCGCTCCGAACGAGCGACCGAGATCATCGATCGGTGGCTTGAGCCTGCCAGCGCCCTGTCCTGCCTTCCCAAGCGCGCCGCCGAGCTGCTCGACCTCGTTCTCGAGCTTCCCAACAGCCTGTTGAGTGCGGCCAGCGGCTGCCGTCAGATGATCGAGGTCAGCCGCGCCTTTGACGGCCGGCGAGCTATCGATCTTGAAACCAAGGGTCGCTTCCGTCATGGTCAGCCTTCTTGCCGAGGGTCGGTGTGATTAGAGGTGTGGGATGAAGCAGTGTGTTAGCTGCCGACAAGAGAAGTATTTTCTGAACGATGATGGCATCTGTGACACATGTGCCGAGCGCCTAGCTGAGAAGGCGGAACGCGAGCGCATCAAAGCCATTATCCTGACGACTGGATTTGATATCCCCAACCGGAAGACTGAAAAGGTGATCGGAATTGTTGCCTCAGAAGCTGCCCTTGGGATGAACATCTTCAGAGACATTGCAAACAACTGGCGCGACATTCTTGGGGGCAGGTCAACTTCCGCCCAAAACACACTCCAAGAGGCTAGAACTGCTTGCCTGGACGGCCTCAGACGAGAGGCTGCTCGGAGCGGCGCTGATGCTGTGATCGCAGTGGACCTCGATTACAATGAACTGTCGACTGCCGGTTCCGGCGGCATTGTCTTTGTTGCGGCAACGGGAACGGCCGTGAAACTCGCTCCGTCGGAAGCGGCGCCCTAGTGACCTCCTTTGCCCTTCGACGGGAAAAGCGCATCGAACAGACGCGCGGAGAGCGGACGCTCTGAGACTTTCGGCTTCTCTGGCTCTGGCTCGTCCTTCGGCGCCATGATCTCGCGGCGCTTCAGGTCCATCGCCAGAATGGCATCGAGCTGCCACTGCTTGAGGACGAGGCCGCGAAGCCTCGCCCATTCTCCAATTGCCTGGAACCCGAGAGCGTTGGGCCCGTAGCCGTTCCCGGTGCGTTGACTGTCCAACTCTCGGAACCACCACCAGACCTGCTGGCCAGCGGCGGGGATAGCGAGCTTCTTACCTTCGTGCTGATCGACGATAAGCTTGCAGAGCCGGTCGATCAGCCTTTGGTAAAAGAGCCGCGGCGAACCGCGCGAACCTCTACCTGCTCACGGATGATCCGGAACTTGGTGTAGAGGTTTCGGACATTCTCCTCCGAGAAGGGCACAACACTGCCCCCGATCTTCGGATTTGGCGACCAACTCATCGTTGCCTTTGCGAGAATGGCGACCATGCGGGCGTCGCTGTCATCTTCCCGCGCTTCTCCGAGGCTTTCGCGATCGGCCGCAGCCTTGGCGAACTCCGCGGCAACATCGCGCACCGCCTTCTGCATCCGGTCACTATCCGGTCCGACGACGCGGATCTTGAGGCCGATCGGCTTGGCCTGCTCGTTCAGGATCTCGATCTCGATACCCTCCTCCTGGGATTGGACGAGGGCTTCGAGACCGGAAAGGTCGACAAACTCTTCAGCCATTACGCACCACCTGCAGGAGCAACCGTCAGAACGGCGCTGTTGATTTCGACGTTGCCTTGCAGCAGACGAGCGGTGTTGGCGCCGCCGCCGTTCTCCTGGGCGGTCATGACGATCCCGTAGAAGTACTTCGTCGTTCCCGTCGGCGCGGTGGTGGCGGTATGGGTGCCCGACTGCGTGCCGCTGGTGTCAATCGCCGCACCGCCGGGCGTCGCTGCCACCTGAAAGTCGTTCGCGGTCGGGTTCAACACGTAATAGGTGGTGCCGGCCGTGAGGCCCGTCGGCAGCGCGCCAGTCGTCGAGAACTTCACCGGAGTTCCGGCGGCAACGCCATGAGCGTTCCACGAGATCACGCCAGGGCTCGCGACGGTGATCGTGACCGTCGACGTTTTCGCCGGCGGCGCGTCGTTGAACAACAGCTTGAACGGATAGTTGTAGGGCGTTGCCTCGGCTTCGATAAGCGCGATCTGCCCGACGTCGTCCGGAAGGATGATGAAGTTGTTCTGCATCGAGCCGGCGTTACGGGTACCTTTGGCTTTCAGGTCGCGGCCGGACGAAATGACGGATTCGGTGATGAGTGCCGCGGCGTCGCCGATGGCGCCCATCGTCTGCCAGCCTTTGATTTCGGTAAAGGCTACCGACGAGAAGAGCGCCTCGTTGATGTCTGCGTCATCCGGAACGTTATTCACCGCCGGCCCGATATAGATCTTCGCGCCCGCGACTGGGTACAGCTGAGCCATAGCTCAATCCTTTCTGTCTGATTGCGCTTGCCGAAGGCGCGGAGCGGCAGGGCCAATCAGGCCGGAACTGCTGGCATGCACTGCCAACGGATGGTGACCGGCTGCGCGATGTGCGTGTCGCCGGTGATGTGAGGCCCGAGCTCCGGATCCTCGTTGATGTCTGTTCGGGTGCCCTCGAATGTGAGCCGCGTTCCGCGACGGAAGAAGGCGCGGACCTTGCCGGCGAAGTCTATCGCCTGAAACATGCCCTGCCCCTTCGGCCACATCACGTTCGCCCGCAGGAAGCCCTGCCGTATCGGGTCCATCTCCATTGAGATGTCCGTCTCGATCGAGCGGTTGAAATGCACCTCGATGCTGAGAAACGGCTTGGAAGCCGTCGGCGTGAAGGCGACGCCCGGGAATGCGATGTTTGCGGCTACAGTCCAGCCGGCGGGCAGAGGCATGATCCGGACGCGCTCAATCAGCGCGCGGAAGATTTTCTCTTCTACGGTTTCGGCCATCGTGCTACCCCTTGGCCTATGGCCGAAAACAAAGCGCTCTCAGATACCGAGGTGCATGACCTCCTGCACGAGGCGCAATCGCTGCTGCTGAACAAGACAGTGCGAACCGAGAACGGCCGGCAGGTTCTTTCCGCCGCAATCCGCGATCTCGATGTCCTTCAAAAGGCTCTGATCATCATGTCCGAGGGGACGGACCCGCTTCAAAGCGACCGCGAACCTTCGCCTCAGCTTCCTTGACCGTCTGCGGCCAGGTCTGAGCTTCAGCATCGACAAAGCCGAAACCCTGCTGATTGTAGACGCGGCCCAGACTGTCCTGCCCGACGAAGCCGTAATTCATGCGGGGGCCGTAGGCTGCCTGAAATCCCAGATAGAGCGTCTCGCCGACGTCGAGGTTGGAGATGATGAGCTCGATCTCTCCGCTCTGATCTGGATATGACATCTCGCCCTCATCGACGCGCGGCATTGTCGAAGTCGATGCCATGAGAGAGTTCTTCAGATTGCCGGTGTCGACCGGAATGCGTCCACCCTCCGACACCGATGTCCGAACGTTGTTCGCCACCATCTGCGCCGCAGTGCGCAAGACGGTTGCCTCGCGCTCCTTCTCCGCCTGCACCCATTCCGACACTTTGGCGGCGAAGCTCAGATTGTTCTCTGCCATCAGCGGCCTCGCGATCTCGCGTATTCCTCGGCGAAGTCGAAGTTATATTCGACGTGGCAGCGGCAACCGATGATCTCTGCTGCACCAGCGCCGAGGCTGGTATCGCCCGGGAAGCGCATCATAGCGCCCGATGGCGACTGGAACGGCAAGTCCATGCCTATCACTTCTTCAGCATTCAGGACCTGGTGCGTGTGGCGGACACGGCCGTCGCCTACCGAGCGCCACCGGCGGGTGACCATGCTGGCATCGCGGCCGGCGCGGTCCAGTCCCTGCTGATAGGCCTCATGCTTCGCAGCGTGGACCGATGACTGCGTCTCCGTGCGCGCGATCGTCTGGGCCCGAAGCTGGACATAGCGGTCCGCCAGACGGCCGGTGATCTTCTGCACGGCGTCCGCCGGAAGAGGCTTGCCCTCGCGTATGGCCTTGGCGACCTGCCGATCGAACCGCTTGTCGCGGCGCGTCAGCGTCAGGTAGTGCTTCATGCCCTCCACGTCGCCCGAGAGGAGAGCCGTGCGCGCGTTCTCGACGGTGCGGGCAAGCTGGGACGTCATTCCGAGCAAACCGCCCTCACGGCGACCGGTGACCCGGTTCACGCGGCCGGCGATGTCGAGAGCGATCGTGTTCGGCCCCTGCCCCTTGGCGTAGCCTGCTTCGATACGCTCCCGGGCCATCTGCTTCGTGTCTTCGGTGACGTGCGTGATCATCGTCGACGAAGCTTCGCGGATGATCTGCTCGGCACGCTGGTTCTGCACGTCCCACCTGAAGACTACCCGGCCGCCCGCCGGGTCGGAAAGGCGCGGCATGTTCTTGGCAACCAGGAGGCCACCGGAATTGAATGCAGTCCGGATCGCTTCGGAGAGCGGCCGGAAGGCTGCCGGGTCGATGTGAAGCGCGGCAATGGCGCCCTCGACGTCTCGGCGTTCCAGCCGCTCGACGACTTCCTTCAAGACGATCTCGGATTTGATGTCCTCGATCGCCTCGCGGAAGGCCTTCTCCATTGCGGGGGAAAGCTCCTCGATGAGGGCGTCGAGCTGCTGGCGGAGTGACGCCAAGTCTTAGGCCTTCCGAGCGAAATAGCGCGACTGACCAGCAGCAAGCCCACGCAGTCTGGTTTCCTCAGCCTGGCGCATTGCCAGCGCTACGGCGCTCTGCACCTCTGCCTTGATCACCTCGATCGTGATCGGGCTCGGGGCGATGGGCTCAAGCGGCAGGATTTCGCCGTGGATGTAGTCGGTCGCCGGCTGCTCGCCAACCAGGAGCGCAACAGGCGCGGCTATAGCGCCGCCGAAGGCAAAGCCGAAGAAGGAGCGCCGGTTCACTGCTGCACTCCCTTTTCGACCTTCTTGGCCGGCTTCTCGGCCGGCATTTCCTCGGCCAGTCCGATGCCGATCAGAGCCCGCGCCTCCGTCTCCGGCATGTCGGCCGTATCGCCGACGCCGCGGCCCTTGTAGTTCTTCACGAAGCGGATTTTCATGGCGGTTCCTTTCACCACTTGGGCCAGTCGACCTTTGGGCCGACGCCGGGTTTGATCACTTCCTTGGCTACCTTGTCCGCGATCTCACGTCCGTAGAGGTCGACCAGGACGGCGAATATCTTCGAAGCAGGCGCTTCCATGAGTTTGTGGAAGTCCTGTGCGGGCACGCTCATGCTGCAATCCTTCCTTGGACGATGAAGACGACCGGCGTGATGCCGTCGTATTTGTTCGGGTCGCCGGCAACGATGGCGTAATCGGCTCCATTGGCGGTGACGACGTCGCCGACGGTGGGCTCGATCGGCAGGCCAACCGCGGAAATGTAAATCTGCATGTCGCCGGTCTGGATGACCGTGCCGTCGATGTAGCGGGCCTCGTAGGCCATCGGCACCAGGGTGGCCGGGTACGATGTGACGACCGGCTCGCCGCCGTAGACAGGATCCGGAGGCGTCACCCGCTTCACGGCGCCGGCCTGGCCGAACTCCTCGATGAGCTCATGCGCAGTCGCCTGCATGTCGGCATAGTCGAAGGTAGCCATCAGCAGCCAACCGAGAGAATACCGAGGCAGACAAGGCTGTCGTCGCGCAGGAAAGGCGCCAACATGCCGTCCACGACCGAAATGATGGGTGTGAGATCGGCGCCTGTCTCGCTCTCGCTGGACGTGCTCTGATACTCGACCTCAAGCTGTCCTACCTTCTTCCGCTTCACGCGGGTAGCGCCGGAGCCGACAACCGAAAGGCTGCCGGGTTTCGTCGCTTCCTGGTAGGCGGCATAAAACGATGCGTGAATGACGGCGGTCGGAACGACGGCGGACGGGATCAGCTTGCCGCTGACGATCGCGCCTTCGCGCGGCCAGCAACGCTCCTGCAACGCGTCTGCAACGCTGCCGAGAAAACGGGAGCCGTACACCGCGTCGATGTACTGGCTCCCGCGATTGCGGAGCACGGCAGGCGACGGCGCGCCAGATGGCAGCGTGTAGCCGTTCTCTGTCAGCCACGTCTGAAACCTGGCGTCGTCACCATAGCCTGCCATGATCGTTCCTTACGGCTGGGTTGCCAGGTCTTCGAGGGCGGCAACAATCTCCGCCTTGCTGGCCGGCGTCTTGTCGCCGAGCAGCTTCGTTGCTGCGGACTTGAATGTCATGAACGGGACGCTGGTATCGTTCGCCATGGCGAGCACGTCGGCCGCCGATTTGGAGTCGCCAGCATCCCCGGTAACTGCTTCCTTGTCCTTGCCAGCGGACGAGATGACCTCGTACCGGCCGGCCCATGCTTTCGGCTCTTCCTTCAAAGTCAGTTCGGTACCGACCTCGACCTCGCCCTTGGCACCGAAGATGCCCGGCTTCGTGATCTTCACACGTACGCTCATCGGCGTATCTCCTTGGTTTCAGAAAGGGAAAGCCCCGCCCGAAGGCGAGGCCGGTCCTTAGTCGATATCGGTGGAGTAGAAGACGCCGGACTTGCCGTTGTAGTCGGCCCGGATCTCGATGCCCATCGCGCCCATGACCAAGAACTGGTAGTTGTCGGTCGGGTTTTGGCGGGTCATCGCCGTCGTGTTGACGGCCATGCCGACGAGCGGACGGATGAACTCAGACGACGGCACGAAGCCGAAGAACTGGTTACCCGTCAGCTCATAGGTCACGGCGATCTTGTTGATGCGCCGGTTCGTCAGCAGGTACTGCAACAGCGTGCCGCCCTTGAATCCAGAGGATCCGGAATAGGAGCGGTCGAAGTTGCGGCCGATCTCCGGCGAGACGTAGACGTTGACCTTGCCGGTGATGAGCTGGGCGTCGAGCATGGCGCCAAGCGTCTGGCTGAAGAAGGTATCGATCGCGTCCGAGGTCGTCGCCGGCGACGTCAGGTCGATGTTGGCACCGCCGGCAGCCGCGCCAAGGTTGATGGCCTTCGCGAGCGGAGAAGTGCGGATGCCGTACGCCTGGTAGCCGCCGACCTTGATGGTCGCATCGCCATCGAGAGCATAGAGCGCCATGTCGCGACGGATCTTGGCGGTATGCGCCTCCTGATCGTCGGACAGTGCGTCGAAGTTCTCCGACTGCAGCGTGTTCCATTCCCGCCATTCACGGCCATAAGCCGTGGAGAAGATCGGGACCGGAGAGCCGCGGTAGTCGTAGACGACCTTATCCATCGGCACGGGCACCTGGCCGGACATCGAGCGGACCACCGAACCGGCATCCGAAGAAACGCGGTTGAGGTGGACGAGCTTGCCGATGTTGACCGCCTTGGCGAGCGGCATCAGGTCGGCCATGTAGACCTGACCTTCGTCCGAGCGCATGACGCGACGGGTGATGCCGTCGAGGTCGAGCCACGCGTCGCGCGGCAGGATGGCGGCCGCGTTCTGAACGGTCGCCAGCGCGGTTTCCGTCTGGTGGAACCATTCGCGGTTCGCCTGTACCTCGTCCCACCAACCCGCATGGATTCGGGAGTTGGCGACGAGCTGGGAGGAGAAGTAGCGCATTGTTCGATCGCTCCTTAAGCGGCTGCCAGATGGCCCTTGGCCGCGCGCACGCGAACAAGCTGATCCGATCCGGTGGTGTTGTTGTAAGCCTCTTCCGCGATCGCGATGACGCGGTTGCCGGCGGCGACGGGCACAAAGCGGCCAGTAGCGTTCGTCGTGAGACGGGCGCCCTTTGCGATGTTGTTGCCGGTCGGAACGCGGACGTTGAAGAACTGCTCGTCCAGCATTTCCATGCCGATCATGGTATCGCCGGAGGCCCAGGCTTCGTCGACACCCTTCATCTGCAGGTAGTTGTCCTGCGCGATGAAGACCTTCTCGACGGTGGAAGCGCCGGCGATGGCGAAATGGCCGCTGCCATTGAAGACGACGGCGAGGCCCGGGAGGGTGGCGGCCGCTGCGAGCGCTTCCTGCACCTGCGGCAGCCGTTCCGTTACCGGGCCGGCGAAGATCTTGTTATAGCGGGCCATGATTATTCACCCTCCGGCAGCTTGTAGGACGGCTTGTCGCCGGCCGGCTTGAAGGCGCCATTCAGCGCTGCGGCCTTGCCGGGTTCAGCCTTGGAAGCCAGCTCCTTGAGCGCGTTCAGCGTCAGTTCCTTGGCGGCGGATTCGCTGAGGACGTTCGCCTTGACGACCTTCACGACCAGTTCAGCCTTTTCGGCTTCTTCCTTGGCCTTCTGGTTGGCGACCATCTCATTCTGTGCGTCGACCAGCGGCTTGACCGCGTTGGCGACAGCGGCGCCGATCGTGTCACCGATCTTGGCCATGCTTTCCGAGAGGGTCTTGACCTCATCGGAAAGCGATTTGAACTGCTCGTCAGAGACAGGCATGTCGTCTTCCTTTCGATTGGTTGAGGGAACCCGCCCGGAGCCTACGGCTTCCATGATCGCGGCTTTCACTTTGTCCCAGATGCCGATGTTCTCACGGCGCCTGAGAGCCTCGACCAGGCGGGTTCCCGCCCAGTCGATCTCGCGGTCAGCTTCCTCTGTGAGGGAGGAGTTGATGACCTCGATTTCTTCCTGCTCGCCATTGGCGTTGACCAGCATGCCGACGCCCTGCTCAGGCGTGGCCGCGCCGCTCTCGTTCAAGAGAATGGCGTCGTGGTCGAACTGGATGTTGCGAGCGATGTGCTTGTGGTCGGAGGCGTTGGACACGGCCTCAAGGTTGGCGAGCAGACCGGTGGAGGTGTGAACCGGCTCGCCCTTCTCGATCGCGGCGAGAACTTCCTTGCCGCCTGGCGAACGATTGGCGACCTCGACGTCGATCACCTTGTCGAGGAAGACGCGGCCGTTCTCACGGCGCACGTTTTCATTCCAGGCGCCGATATAACCGAGGTTGATGCCCTCCGGATCGCGGGCCGAGACGAACTTGCCGTTGATGGTCGGATGGCCGAGCGGCGCCGGCGTCCGGTTCAGGCTGACATAACTCTTCTCGATCTCGTCGGCGGGATACATGATCCCGTTCATGATGATGTTGTCCGGGAGCGTGGCGCTGGGCACGATGACGACGTCACGGCCGTTGCGCTTTTCCTTCCGGACAGCCTTCGTGTTCGCGACGGAACGAACGTTCACGCGGACGTGCTTCATTGTTCGATGTCCTTTGGTTTCGTTCCGAGCGCGCCCTCCGTCTCTTCGTCGGTGGGCTCGTTGCGGTACTTCTCGGAATCCTTCAGCGGCTCGTAGCCGACGACCTGGCGGATCTCGTCATCGGTGAAGACGTAGACGTCGCCCATCTTCTGGTTGGTCTCGGCCATCTTGTTGGCCCGCTCGATCTTTTCCGACATCGAGCTCTCGGTGAGGTCGGTCCAGTCCACGAACCAGTCACGTTCGGGCAGAATGCCGACGCGTTCCAGGCGCTGCACCAAAGTCCGGATGTTCGGGATGACGTAGTTGGTGCGGCGCGACATGTTCGTCAGCGCCCATTCCTCCGCGTCTTCCTTGCTGGCCCGCTCGCCCGTCTGCATGCCGACGAGGATCTTCACCGGCATGCTGATCGAGGCCGCGAACGACTGCAGCGCGATGGCGAAGAAATGCTCCGGAGACGGCAGGGTGATGCCCAGCGTCTTCGCCTCCATGCCTTGGACCATCAGCAGCTTGTCGAAGCCCTTCTGCCAGTCCTCGACCTGGTCGTTCATCTTGTCGACGAGCTCGTCGAGCGGCACGCCCATCATGCGGGCCATTTCGGTCAGCTTCGCTTCGGGGTCGACTTCGAGCACCGGTGCGGACTTGGCGTTCTTCCAGAAGCCCTCACCGCCGGCGCCGCTCACCTTCTCAAGCGTCAGCAGATCGTTGTAACCCGGCTCGAGGATGGACTTGCCGTGAACCGTGCCATTCTTTGACCAGACGATGATGCGGTCGGGGTGCACCACAAAGGACCGTGGCTGCTGCTTGCTGTCGACGGCCGATTCGTTGAACTGGAACATCTTCGGCTGGCCGTAGCTCTCGGACCGCTCGTCGGTGTCCCACTGAGAAACGGTAAGCTGCCCCTCCCACGCTGGGATGACTTCGACGAGGCCGTCGAGGCCACCCGGGACATGATCAACCGGCTCCTCGAAAAGCTTGCTGTCTGCAAACCGAAGGATGACGCCGGAATAGGCGCCGACCAGCGACATACCGTCCGCCTCGGAGAGCCTCGGCCAGAGGCGAAGGTCGTCGAAGCGCTGGCGGATCTGCTTTTCAAGCGTCGTCTCGTCCGATTGACCGACCTCGGACCCGTCCCGCTCCTTTTCGAGCAGGAAAGGATTGTCCTGCCAGGTCTTCAGCACCGTCTTGTTCACGCCCGCCTGCGCGATGCCGTTGCGGGTGTACATCGCATAGAGCTGGCTGAAATTCAGCGTCTCGGGATAGCCGAAGTCCTTGTAGTGGTTGTGCTTTGCCGAGGCGAAGTAGCCCGGGAACATCGCATCGAGCCGGCGAACTGCATTGTTCACCACCAGTCGCAATTTGTTCATCGGTGCCTCTTCGAAAGGAACATGACGGCGGCGGGAGCGACGGCGATATTCACATTGTCCGCTGCGATGACCGCATCGGCGAGGTTGTGCGATTTGACGCCCAAGTCCTTCTTGAGCTTGGCCTTCGGAACGACCCGCTTCTTGCCTTCGCTCTCGACCCACCAAGGAACGCAAAGCTCTGTGAAGAGCGCGTCCAACTTCTCCGCGCCCATTTGCGATGAGAAGGACAGGACGTCCTCCGGTTTGATCGCGTGCCCTCTCGTCACGGCATTGAAGGTCAGCATCGCCTTGCGGGCAGTATTGGCCCAGGCCTGTGCCTTCAGGTTCAGATACTCATCCTTGTTAAGCGGGCTGTTGGCATTGAGCGCATCGCTCGGCTTGTCTGGGTCCATGACCGCGCCGCCGGCGTGGAAAGCGTAGTGCTCGACTTCGGAGCCGTTCACCTCGTTCTGCTCGTCGATGTAGCCGCCGACAAAAGCGCCGACGCCGATCGTGTCATACGAGACGGTGGCGCCAGCACGCTTCGCCTTGGCCCACACCTTCTTGGAGTTCTGTACCAGTTCATCTTTCCCGGATGACCAGTCCTCGGCGTCAACGAAGACGCCAGCGATCTTATCCGCGGTCGCGCTCTTGTCCTCGCCGTCGTCGGCAGGGTCGAAGCCGATGATATTGCGGCCGGTGAGGCTGACCTTCAGAACCTTGTGAGCATCAATGCAGGCATCCAGCCAACGGCGCTTGAAGATCGAAAGCTCGCTATCGCCCAAAGGCACGCCGCCATAGACGTGCTCGAATAATTCCGGGTTCCGTTCCTGCATCGCTGCGATGTCGCGCAATGCCTTGGCCGACAGGAACGGGTTTTCCGTGTAGTTGATCCTGCGCACGATGCAGTGCGGCGGGACGTTGACGACGAAGTTCTTCCAGACGTAGTCGGTGACGAACTTCGGGTTGAATAGAAGGATCGCCAGGCTGTCCTCTTTGCGGATGGTCGGACCTATGACCGTCCATTGTTCCTCGGTCAGCTTTTCGGCTTCTTCCACCCAGAGGATGTCGACGTCAGACGTGCCCTTGATGTCCTCAAGGTTCCGCTCGATGCCGTAGAAGATGAACTCCGCGCCGGTCCGGCGATGAATAATCGTCGTCTTCTGGACGTCGAAGGCTTTGCTGAGCCCGAGATGAGCGATCGCCCACTTCAATTCGGTATACACCGAATCCTGAATGCGGTTCTGGAAGCGGCGGATGCAGAGAACCCGCATCCTTACTCCGACATGGTCGACCAAGCGCACCAACTGGCACGCCGTGTCTCTTGTCTTTGAGCTCGATCGCCCACCGTGGAGAACCGCTATGTCTGCCTGTCCAAGGAAGACCTGTTCCCAAAAGTCGTGAAGCGCAGGGTTGGTGAGATGGGTGGCGTCTAGCTCTTTTCGCTGCGCAGCACTTCCCGCCATGTTCTTGTCTCGGTCTGTATCGGGGCGCCGTCAGGTCCAGAGTGCTCGTGTCGCTCGACGAACATGCCAAGGTGCTTCCCGATGTCCACGAGCGCGCCCTTCTTGTCGTGGAACTTGATCTTGATGCCGCCGGTCGAATTCTGGCTGATCTCGGCAATTGCCGCGGCTGTGTCGTCGTCGATCTCGTCGCTCGAAATCAGCTGGACGTTGTTCGTGACGACATTCTTGATCACGAGGACATCACCGCCATCCGGGTTATCCTCTTCAGTCACCAGCGTGCCCTGCCATTTGATCGCCTTGCGGATGTCGGCGAACCCGATCTTAGCCAGCTCTGCCAGGACACGCTCTTTCGTGATGGCCAGCTTGTCGATGGCTTTCTCGGTGGCCTTTCGCTCTACCGTCTGCTCCCATTCCAGAAGCTCGGCGACGCGTTGTCTGATGTTGTCTTTCTGCTGTAATCGCGAAGCGTTTCCACGGTCAGGCTTGAAGCCTGCTTCCGCATACGCGTCTTCTGCTGTCTTGCCTTTGGCGAGCGCCTGCGCGAACTTCTCGTGCCGCGCGTTCTTCAGGACGGGCATGAATGGACCTCACAGGAAAGGGCTGCGCATTGACTGATCAACCGATCTCTCAAAATGATGTCGTTATTCGAAGCGGACGAAAGATCGCGGTGGGCGATCAATGGTGGGAGATCCGCGACAATGGCGAGCCGATCAAGTACACCGATTACATCACCGAAGCGCGCCTGGTGCATGGCACCATCTACCTGTCCTTCGGCGCTTGCTTCATGGATGCGAATAACGAGGGTATAGTGGATATAGCTGCGCGGCTCCGAATGGATCTGGCGGCGGCTCAATCCCTGCACAATATGCTGGGGCAGATGATCTCGAACGCTCTCACACCGACAGACACCTCGAAGGCAAATTAAGCTGAGATATCCAGCCGGGTCTATGCCGTGGCTTGGCCATCGCGCTTGAACACCAGCACCCACCGGTACGTTGTCTTGTAGATGGCCTGGAATAGCTCGTAGCCCTTGGCGCGCCACTCGTTGGCGACACGATCGAGGTCGTCCTCTTCGCCTTCCACTTCCACAAAGCGGTAGTGCATGGGCGCTCTCCTCAAAGGAAAAGCCCCGCTACCTGTTACGGCGGCGGGGCTGGGGGTTACCGGGGCGCCACGACTACGAACATATGCCGAACAAGTTGAGGCAGGCGCCTGCCGCACTACTTGTGATCCCGCGCGGCGTGCCGGCGAGCGTGGTATAATCCCAATTCGCTGTAGAGCCCCTAGCCTTGTTGACCAGCTAGGCCATCGCGCGGGAACCAGCCCGCGTGGCGGTGTGCTCGTGTTCGTGCAAAACGGTACCGGCCATGGTGCGTCGGAAGGACTTCCAAGAACCTGATCACCACACTTCAACAGGGCTGTCGGTGATCATCATACTACTCTTCATGCTCGGTATATCGGGCTATTTATTGGTAGAGGGCTCCTTAATCCGCGGGGCCCCCGGCGGATCGAAAGTCTACCTGCCCGCCCCACAAACACAGGGTCTCTGAGGAGAATATCAGGTCGCAGGTCGATCGGTGACCGCGCCTGAGAGTTTGGTTGCAGGCCCGGGAATCGAACCCGGTCTTTCGTGGTTATGAGCCACGCGGCTTACCAGTTGCCCTGCCTGCTGAAAGTGGAAACTCTACTGCCAGTTTAAGCGCTAATGCTGGCGGAACGGCGCGAGAACACGTCCAGTACGGATGTGGATTTCTAATCCGTTCGAACTACCCGATTTACAGGCGACAACCTGCGGGCGGAACAGGTGTTTATCTCTAGGCAACAAAAAAGGCCGGGGCGAAACCGCACCGACCTTCCTCATCATCGTATATCTAACCAGTGCCAGTACATCCGTGGTCAAAAGTCGAAAACGATGCGGCAATTGCGAGCGGCGAGTTTGTCAGCGCTCATAAGCAATGCCGATGACCAGCATATAGGGAGCCACTGTGTTCCAAACAAGATGGGATGCGTGAAATCTGGATTTTGGGCGCATTTCTCCCACCGCCTATTTCGGCGGTGGCCCGGCGAGTGTTCCCTCGATTGAGGTCCGCAACTGAACAGCCACACAAATCACTTGAGGAAAGCTATACGGCTTTACGGAGATTTTCAACCTCCTCATCAGCGGTGAGGCTGTTCAATTCGCTGATAATTTTCTGCACCCGCTCTTTGATCTGCGGGCTTAGAGAATCTATAGCCCTCTCCGCTTGATCGACCATGGAGACGCGCGCCTTCCTCCCCTTCGGCAGGATCTTGCGGAGCTGGCCGCGCAGGTGCTGGATTTGCTCGTGGCGCTCGTTCTCCTTCCGGCAGTGCTGCTCGTAGAGGAAGGCCTGCCGGCGTTCGTGCTCGGCGAAGTACAGGGCCTCGATTGTCCCGTCCGGGAATTCGAGCGGCCCATAGTTGGCGCCGCGAAGGAAGCACACGACGCCGTCGACGCGGCGGAGCTCCTCGAAGTTCAGCCGCGGCAGGTTCACGAAGGCATAGCCGACCAGGAACGGGAACCGCTTCTGGAGGATCTGTTTCGTCCGGTGATGCCTCAACTCGGTGTAGAACGACGGCATGAAGATATCGAAGCCATCCTTGCGGCAGTTCCGCTCGATGATCGACTCCATGCGCCTGCTTTCCGGTAGGCGCTCGTCGACTGCAGCCATGCGCTGATAACCGGGCGCGGTTCGAATCGCATACCAACGTGACCTGATCATTTCTGCACCTCATTTGCGCGCTTCATCAAACGGCGTTCTTTGAGGAGCGCGTTGCGACGTGCGTTCGCCTCTCGGTAGCCTTCGACGGTGTGATTTCTGATGGTTGTCGCGGACACGCCGTATTTTTCGGCAAGCTCGCGTGCGGTGGCGCCGTTTGCGGTACGCCGCTTAATCTCCTCGATCTGCTTCGGCGAGAGACCTTTCATCTTCTTGGTGCGGTGCCCATGCTTCATCAGGGCGTGCAGGACCGTGGTGTGGTCGCGGCCGCCGAAAAAGCGACCGATCTCCAGCGTCGATCGATCGAAGCGCTTGTGTACCTCGAACATGATCAACTGGCGGGCGTTGGAGACAGAGCGGAGCCGCGATCGTCCCGTTATCTCCTCGACGGTGAAGCCGAGTTCTTCCGACCGGTTGCGAATATATTCCGTCGGGCTGTTCTGCTTGAACAGGTGGCGGCGATAGGCCGATACGTGATTATCGAAACGGATGTCGCGTTGCTGCCATTCCGGCTTGAGGGCCTTCGGCTGCGTGGCTACGACGACGAGCGCCGCGGCTTTCGGATCGTCGCGGGTCTCGGCCTTGCGTGCCGGCGCTGCCATAAGCCGCGCACGAATGGCGGCGTAGTGCGCATACTGTCGGCTGAGTTCGGATTGTACGGCAGTCATGCCACAAGGCTCCTTTTGGGTTCTGCTTTGAGTTCCTGCCAGCCGCGGCCGTCGTCGGGCAGCAGCAGGTGCGGCGGGACAAGGCACCCGGCCTCACCTGGCGCCGGGCCCCACTCGTCGTGGCTCCAGCCTGAACGCTTTCTCGCGAAACGGAGGCGGCGCGCCCAATCGTCGTCGCTCTGGCCGATCTTGGGCGGCGGTGGCAGAGCGCGGCCGGCTGCAACGCGTCGCTCGTAGGCTTCTCGAATGGCCGGGATGAAATAGGCCCATGAGCCGGCCGGTCGCGCCATCTTCGCGGCTCTGGACCGGATCACCGGAAGGATATCGATTTCGAGATCGACGCCAGCGGCAGTGAGTTCGACAATCGGCCCAACCACCAGCGCTGCATGAGGCTGGATCTTGCCCGCAGCGGCATCGACGAGCTTGCTTTGGAGAGCATCAAAATCGCTTTGAGGTGGCGCGCTATATACGCTGCTAAGCGTATTATCTGTATCTGGTTCTGTATGGTCGAACGGTGGAGATTGTAACTCTCTGTTTTTATTAGGTCTCGATCTGTTTTCGCTCTGTTTTTCTGAGAGTTTTCTCAGAGTTTCGAGCTCCGAAATCGCGCGTTCATTCGTCAGAAACTCGCCCGAGACTTTGATTTTGCCGCACGCGATCAGGTCGTCGCGAAGGGATTTCCACTTGCGGATCGTGCAGCCGAGGAGGCCTGAAATATACCGCTCATCATCCGGTAGATTGCCGCCCTGCATGTAGATCAGATCAAGGATTAGCCGATAGGCCGCCTTGAGTTCGAATGGCATGCCGATCGTGCCTTCGATGAAGTCGCGCGGGTACGCTTTGTAATATGGGAGACCGTTCATCGGCGCGCTCCATTTCTGACTGCTGAATAGGCCATGTCGGCAAAGAGGTGCACGGTCCCTAGTGCGCCGTTGCGCTGCTTGGCGATGATGAATTCGAGACTGTTCCGGCATTGATCCAGGCGGTCCTCACGGACCATCTGTTCCTCCTGAGACCCGCCGGTCGCGCGCTCCAGGTAGTAGGCCTCACGGAATAGGAAGGCGATCACGTCGGCGTCCTGCTCGATGGCGCCGGAGTCGCGGAGATCCGAAAGCATCGGCCGCTTCTCTTCCCGGCTCTCGAGCGCGCGGTTCAACTGCGAGAGGAGCACAACGGCGATATCGAGCTCTCTGGCGAGCGACTTAAGCCCCGAGGTGACTTCGGCTATCTCGTTCACACGGTTGCCGCTGTAGCGCGAGGATGGCCGGATAAGGCCAAGATGGTCGATGAACAGCACAGACATCGGATTGCCGTCCGTTCGGCTATCCTCAAGCATGCGTTCGGCGCGAGTGCGTATGTCGGTTACCGTCTGCCCTGATTGGTCATCGATGATGATCGGCAGTCGGTTGAATTTTTCCTGAGCGCTGACGATTAGGTCGAGTTGCTCGTCAGTGACGTCGCCGCGGATGATATCGCCGTAGGGGATTGCGCCTCGCCAATCATACAGCACGTTGGAAATGGCGCGGGCGGCCAGCTTCTCGGCATCCATCTCCAGCGAGACTATGCCGCAGCAGACGCCGGCCTTCGCAGCGTCGATGGCAACGGAGAGCGCGACTGTCGTTTTTCCCATAGACGGACGCGCGCCGATCAACGTTAGGTCACGGCGCTGGATTCCGCCCGTCATACGGTTCAGATCGGCGAGGCCCCAGGTGATACCGGTGAGGCCGGAACCGTTCTGCTTCGCTTCGGCTGCCGACGTGACGGCCTGCATCGCCGCACTGGCGATCGATACGCGCGACTTGCGCTTTCCGCCGGAACGAACTTCCGCCATGACATCATCGATCGTCCTAGCGGCGTCGTGAGCTATTATTCGGACATCGGCCATCGGATCATTGGCAGCGGCATAAATCCGTCCAGCCTCGTTAGCGAGGGCGAGCCGAGCCCATTGCTCGATGATCTTCCTCGCGTTCTCGACCGAACCGGCGGCGCCGACGGTTGCCGACGACATCAGATGAGCGAGGTACTCTGGCAGCTTGCGGCCGATCACCTTCTCAAAATCCGCCGCCTGATCTTCCGGGATCAGTTTCTTGACGAGGATCGGATTGCAGAGATTGTATCTGTCGCGCGCCGCTCGGATCGCCCGGTAGATGACCTGGTGGTACTTCTGAACGAAATGATGCTCATGCAGGATCGCGAGCGTTTCCGCGCTGTCACCACCGAACATAAGAGACCCGAGCACGTTCTGCTCGATCTCGGCGACGTAGGCGTTTGCATCGAACATAGGCGCGTTCATGCAGACGCCCTCTTGCCGCCGATGAATGCCTTCTGTTCCTCATTCATGAAGAGGGCGAGCCAGCGGCGCCACGCGCGACCGGCGGCGATGCCGTCCTCAAGTTTACCGGTCGTTGCGGCAAGCTGCTGGGCGGCGGTGTATGCCTCCCAGGCCTTCGCGACGTGGTCGTTCAGCACAATGACGTTGGTCATGCCACTGCCTTCTCTTCGCATACCTGGATGATGACGACGCACTCGGCGGGCAGATCGCTGTCCCAGCACATGGTCAAGCGTTCGCAGAGGTTGTCGTTCTTGATGATGCCGTAATGCTGGAGGCAATCGAGGATCGCCTTCGAGCGATTGTCGATGTCCTGCCGCATATTCTGGCGGCGCAGGGCGACGTGCAGCGCGAAAGGCTGGTCGATCGTCTGCTTCGGCGTCTTGATGAAGTAGCCGGCGTCGTTCCGCCACTTCTTGTAGGTGGGTGACAGACGGCGGGTCTTGCCCCAGCCGTTGTAGAGGTCCCATCCGCTCGGAGGGTATGGCAGTTGAAACTTGATCATGCTGCCGCCCTCGCGCTGCTTGACAGAGCAGCGCGCTTGGAACGATGTCGATGCTCGCGCGTTTGCACTGATTCACCCGAAGGAATTTTGTAATGAGTACCGCTTGGGGCGAGTGCGTCATCCTTGATCTGCCTGATCTGGATGGCGTACAGATCGTGTGGCACCCCGCCTACGCCGCACAATTGCTCATCTATAGTTGGCCGCTGGATCATGGACGTGCTTACGGCGCGGCGATCAACGCGTGCGCGGACGCCATGGTGGGCACATGCACCGGGGCACATGCGAGGGTCGCCTTCATAGCGGCGATCAACGAGGCGAAGATCGAGATGCTCGCTTAAGGTCATGCCGCCACCTCGCGATACGCTGCATAGTCGTCAGCGCGCTCGAGCTTCTTCCGGCACGGAGCTATCCAGCGCTGTCGCGTGTCCGTCTGACCTTTGACCCAGACGACCCAGGAATATGCGGTCGCGCTGGACGCCTCGGGGTCCACGCGCCCTTTGACCATGGCAACGCGTTCGCAGAACTGTAGGACGAGCGCCGGCGGGTTATCGCGGAAAAGCTGCTCGTACCGGCCAATACCTTCTAAAAAGGCCGAACGCACGATAATCGCGCAACCTACTCGGCTCGTCTCCAGAGCACGCTCTACGAAACGATCGGCCAACGTGAACGGCGGGTTTGTGATCGTCCAATCCACCTGCTCGATCTGGTAGGGGAACAAGAAATCCTCGATCGCCCAACCATGGCCGTAGTCCGCGATGTCGCTGGCCTTCACCTCGGCGAAGTATTCGCGAAGTGGGCGGACCATGTAACCTCGGTTAGCCGCCGGCTCGCGGACGGTCTTTGAGGAAAGGTCGTGACCGTTCTCCTTCAATGCTTCGCAGAGTGCACGCGTAGCCCATGGAGGAGTAGGAAAGTCGTCTAGCGATCGCTTCGGCTCGCTGCGCTGCTGCATGACTGCGCTGGAGGTGTTCTGGCTCATGCCGCATCCTCGCGCTTGGCCAAAGCCTTCAGGTACGCGCCGCGGATCTCTTCGAACCGGGCAATGTCGTATTCCTTCGTCTCGATCTCCATTTCAGGACGAGGCTTCTTTGAGCGGCGACCGTGGTCAGCCAGCCAGGTCTGGGCACTGGCAATGCGGCGGTCGAGCCATGCGATCATTTCGGCGGGATCGGTCATCAGTGTGCCACCCCGTACTCAGCCTCAAGGCTTTCGAGCCACTGCATGCCCTTCCGGGCCATGGCGCGGTGAATATCCTTGCAGCAGCTATCGGTCGTGCGCTCGGAGATCTTCTTCCAACCGCAGTAGAGGCGCGCGAGTGCCGTCCCGAGGGCTTCGTCAAAGCTGGGATAGGAACCATGGAACGGGCCGCCGTGTCCGCAGTATCCACCGAAGTTGTCGCTGGTCGTGTATGACCAAGTGCCATCGACGTTGCGCATGACCCCGATACGGCCGTAGCTCCAGCCCTTCTTGTCGAGGTCTGTCTTGAACCATTGCGGGGCGTCAACGACGGGCGGGGGTGGAACTGGGTCGAACCGAAAAGCAAGCTGCTGCATCACTGATCCTCGTCCTTCAACTCAGGAGCAATGAACTCGACCCAATCAGCGCGCTCTTTTGCGATGCGTTGCCAACGACGAGCGAGCATCAACCGCATCGACAGAGGCAAGTTTCGCATCCAGCGCAGCCAGACGGGCACGGAGTTCGGATTGTTCACGCTTGCTCTCCTCGATTACTGCCAGTCGCAGTGCGTCCAATTCTTCGCCATCGATGCGGCGGGCCTTGCCTTCCTTGATCGAGCGGATACGCCGGAAGGTCAGTTCTTTCGTCACATGCTTGGAAATGAACTTGTGGGCTTGCCGATAAAGTTCCTTGACGCTCCCGTAGCGGATCTCGGGATACGCCTCCAAAAACAGTTGCTGGGCGCGTAATGTGTCGTTCATTACCTTGTCCTTACTCGACAACTTCTTGTCACGCTTCGACAACACCTTGTCTGCCTCCTGTGCGAATGTCTCTTTGCTTAGGAGACACTGTCATGCACAGGAACTTCACTTCTGAAGGAGAGGACGGCGCCGCGCCAACGGCTGCCGGTCCCTCCCGAGTCTTTCCGTTTCGCAGGACCACCGCCGCAACGTCCGGTCCTGCCGCCGGTGACGCGCCCTCGTCGTCACCGGCAATCCCTATTGGTGAGCTTGTGAGCGCCGTCGTTTTGAGGCTCTCGAACAAGCGCATCAGGTTGAAAGTCTTGCGGGCCTCCGGCTTGGGAGGAGGAGAAGACGAAGGCCCGCGGTAAGCGCTGGGGAGGAGTTCAGCGCTTAATCTTTTCCTTGAAGCCGTTGCGGCGGAATTCGTGTTCAGCGAAGCCGCGAACAACGAGCGTGAGAGCGGCCATCCACAAGACGGCGGCAACGCAGGCGATGAGGATGGACATGTTCATGCTGCCTCCTTTTTGACCGGCGTCGTGTGCTGCTCGCAGCTCTCGCAAAACCGCTCGATCATTTCGCTGATGGAAAGGACGCGCGCGCACCGATCACAGACGTGGTGCGAAATCGCTTTGAATTGGCGGCTCTGGACTTGTCGTGCTGCCGCTATGGAGGACGATGACCTTGCTTCGATCATGCGACTTCCTCCGCCTGCTCGCGCTTGCGCATTGCAACGGTGCAGGCATGGCAATGCTTGTCGCTATAGCCGCCGCAGGCCTCCCCCGGATTGAGGCAGTGAGGACGCAGGACGTATTTCGGCTTGGCGATGGAATTGGTTGCCGTCTCTCCGGCTGTCACGCTCTCCGCGGCGTTGGCGACGTTGGTTGCGGCGTTCCGTGCGCGCTCCGCGCTGCTTTCTACATATCCTCCTCCTGCGTTGGCGCCGGAGGCTTCCGCCTCAGCGCTGGGGGATTCGGTCTCGCCCTGAGAGGCAGAGGCGATTTCCTGTTCTTCACGCTCGATCATGATGTCGACGGCGGCGATCAGAGCCGCGCGGCCGACTTCCGTTTGTACGCCGGCAGCAATCGTTTCGACGAGCTTGGCGCTGACATCCGCCTCGATGATCTCGCCCGTGGTCGGGTCAAATTGTTCAATGTTTTCTCGTGCGCGGGCGGGCGCAGGCGCATGAGAGGATTTGCCTTCGTAGGCGCACAGGTACAAATCGAAGATGGCGCCCTGCTCCGCGACGGTGTCATGGCCCTTCTTCGCGACCTTGCGCAGATGAGCGACGACGTTGCCCATGGCGGTCTTGTCGAACCCCATGGATTTCGCTTCCGCGTAGATGTCGCGGATGTCCTCACCGATCGTGTCTTGCTCTTCCTTCAAGCGAAGGATGCGGTCGATGAAAGCCTTGATCTGGGCGTCGGCGCTCATAGCCCGCCCTCCGCCATACGGTTGAACTCGACGATCGCAGCCCGACGGGCGCGCCAATCAACTCTCCCAGCCACGTAGGAGGCCGCATGCCCAGTGTCGGAAAGCTCGGAACCCCGGAAGAGCCCGTCTTCATCTTCGACGAGGCCGCACCGGCCCTTTACGTCGACCTGATCACAGAGCTCGAAGTCGACGAGAACGACATCGTGCGCATCTCGTTCGGCGCCATGTCCAAGAACGGCGACGGGCAGATCAAAGCCATGATCGCGGTTCGGATCAGGATGCCGAAGAATATGGCTTGGCAGTTCTGCCGAGACCTGCGGGAACTGGAAGGTTGAGCCGGTCATGCTGCGCTCACCTCTGCAGCGTTCATCGCTTCAAGGATGCGCTGCCGCGTCTGCATTCTCGGCTCGCGGCCTTCCCTCAACTGGAAAACGAAAAGCGGATCTCCGGCGAACTGCTTGCCGAAGTTCGTCGGCGTCATGTTCCGCTCTGCCATGAAGGTTTCCACACTGGCCTTGAAGGCGTCGATCTCGGACACGTTCACCATTCCTAATAGGACTATCACTATCAGGATAGGTACATTCCTATTCGCTTCCTGTCAATTCCTATGCCAGTGATTTTTTCATGGACCAGGTGAGAAAAACGATTCTGAAGCGAATGCAGGAGCGAGGCCTCAATTACAAAGAGGTCTCCTTGGAGCTCGGGAAGAATGCGGCCTACCTCCAGCAGTTCATGGAGAGGAACGTGCCGGCCAAGCTGAAAGAGGATGTTCGGTCTCGCCTGGCAGAGATCCTCGACCTACCCGAAGAGGATTTGGGCGCACCGGCAAGGGTGCCTCCCAGCCAAAGCAAAGGCGACGAAATCCCCGAGATCGATCTCGTCGCGGGTCTCGGCGCCGGCGGCTTCGTTGCGCTGGAGCACACGACCAAGAACGGCATAACCTTCTCCAAGGAAGTCGTTCGCGATCACTGGCGCCTTCCCGAGTGGATGCTTGCGAGAATGGGCGTAAAGGCGCCTCACGTTGCCGCCTTCCCTGCCCAGGGCGACTCCATGGCGCCGACTATCGGTGACGGTGACGTGGTATTCGTCGACACGCGCCACCGAGTGCCGTCGCCCGATGGGGTTTATGCGCTGGCCGACGAGTTCGGCGGTGTCGTCGTCAAGAGGCTCGAGGTGACGTCCAGGCCGGGCGCCGAGATGGTGACCGTCAAGATAATCTCCGACAACCCGCGCCATTCAGAGCGCGAGTTGACGCTCGACGAAATCAACATTGTTGGCCGTTACATAGGACGCTTCACGGTTTAACCGTTTGTCAGGAAGCGCTCGCTGCGCACCTTGATGTCAGCCACAACAATCCCGACTACCCGATCATTGAACTCTTCCCGTCCGATCGTCCGCGCACCATAACGCGGGTTCTCCCTGGATAGGCAAAGGGCACCGCCCTTCTCCAGCGTGCTGCTCACTCGATAGAGGTCGAGCGATAGGCCGTCGTCGACGAGATAAATCCCCTCGCCCTGGTATGCGGTAACCGGCGCCAGAAGCGCATAATCGCGGCCGCCGCGGAGCGCGGGCTCCATGGTGTCGGACTTGACCGCATGAACGCGGAAGCGTCCGGACATGAGGTTCTCAGGCGGTATATTGGGATTGAAAAGATCATGCATTTTGCCCCTCGTGCAAACTTGAAAACACACCCCTCAGCATTGGAGCGCCCGCGCACGTTAGCGCAGCGACTTGAACACGCGACACCTTAGATCTCGGCACGGGAAAGCCTGTGGATTGTCACACTCAGCCGCTCCTTTCATTGGCGAGGCGCTGGCGCCGGCACTGCCGCCCCGCTTTGTGACAGCGGCGTGACAATCCACAGAAGAGAACCCATAGGCATTTAGGGCAGCGCTCCTATTTCGCCGGCGATGTTGCTGAAAACGCACGCCGGATCGAAGCGATCACATTTCGCGTAGCGCGGTCACGCTTCGTTATTCAGCGCACCCCTCCTCTCCGCAAAAACAAAGTTCCTATCCTGATAGGCTATTTCCTATTTTTCCTATTGACAGCTGAATAGGCAAATTCCTATAGTCCTATCAAGACATGAACACGGTCACTTCCGGAGATGAAGCGATGAGCATCCACGGCACCTGCCAAAACATCAAAGACAACGCAGCCCGTCTGTCGCACGCCATGCGTTGCGACCCGTCGGACGCCGCGGCACAGACCGCGCTGAAGGAGTTCATCCAGCGCACCTATTCCGACCTGGCTTCGCTTGCTTGGCACCTGGGCGCCGACGGCGACGTCTTCCAGCGCGAGGCCGTACCGGCATCCGAGCTCGTCGATGACGTCTATTTCGCGATCAACCGCGAGAAGGAATTCGAAGCGCCAGTACGCGGGCAGGTCTATTCGACGCTCAATCACCCCCAGCAGTTCGGGAGCGGGTTCTAATGACCCGCACCACCTGCCCCGCCTCCGAGCTCGGCTGCACCTGCAACCGCTGCGCTGTCGATCGCGACGACGATCTTGAAGCGCTCAAGCAGTTCAACCGCGCAAGCTACTCACTCGCCATGTCCCTGATCTTCCTGGCTGCCGTCCTCGGCGTGCTTGCGGCCGGCCTTTGGAATGCCGACCGGGTTCAGGAACTCGTCGCCCACGAAAGGAATGTCTGAAATGGATGTGACCTCCACTTCCACGTCTACCGACTTGATCATCTCGCTTCCGGTCAAGGCCGATGTGGCCACCTTCACCGATCAGGCGTCGTTCGAAACCCTCTACGAGAAGATCGTCAAGAAGGTCGGAGAACACGTTCCTGATGTCTCGACGAAGACTGGCCGCGATGCCATCGCCTCGCTTGCCTACAAGGTCGCTCGGACGAAGACGACGCTGGACGCGCAGGGCAAGTCTCTCACCGAAGAGTGGCGCAAGAACACGGCCAAGGTGAATGCGACGCGCAATCTCATTACCGAGCGGCTCGACGCCCTGCAGAAGCAGGTACGCAAGCCGCTCACCGACTGGGAGGTCGCCGAGGACGCGCGCGTCGCCAAGCATCAATCCAATCTCGACCGGTTGCTCTCCTACATCACCCTGCCGGTGAAGCCTTCGGCAGAGCTTCGGGCGATGCTGGCCGAAGTCTCGGCCATCATCGTCGATGACGCTTGGGACGAGTTCCGCGACCGCGCCGAGATTGCGAAGGCGGACGCCGTCGCCGCGCTCAATCGCCTTATCGAAACTGCTGAAAAGCAGGAAGCCGATGCTCGCGAGCTTGAGCAGCTCCGCGCAGAGCGCGAGGCCCGGCTTGCCGCCGAAGAGGCGAAGCGAGCCGAGGAGACCCGCATTGAGGCTGAGCGGCAGGCCGAGGAGCGCCGGAAGGAAGAAGCGGCCCGGATCGAGAAGGAAGCCCGCGAGAAAGCCGAACGCGAAGCACAGGAACGCATCGAGGCGGCCGAACGAGAGGCGCGGGAAGCCAACGAGCGGGCAGAACGCGCAGCCGCATCAGAGCGCCAGCGCATCGCCGACGAACAGGCTGCGGAGATTGCAGCGCAGCAGCGTCGCGAAGCCGACATTGAGCACCGCCGCACGGTCAATAACACCGTCGTCAGCTCCCTCGTCGCATGCGCCGACATCAGCACCGACCAGGCCAAGAAGATCGTCGCCCACATGGTGAGCGGCCTGATCCCCAACGTCACCTTCACCTACTGAGGAGCACGCCAGTGAACGCTGTAGCGAAGCATGAACCGCAGGAAGACACGAGGATTGTTCCTGCCAACGATGCGCCGATGGTCGCCATGATCGAGCGCATCGTCATGGACCCGTCTATTCCGATCGACCGCCTCGAGCAGATGCTCGCAATGAAGGAACGGATGGAAGATCGTAACCGGGAAATGGCCCGGGAGGATCGAGAGTATGCGGCGAAGACCGCCTATTTCTCGGCCATGTCGGCATGCCAGGCGGAGCTTCCGGTTGTCACGAAGAACCGTCGGAACTCGCATACTAATTCGAGCTATGCCGACTTGGCTGCCATCGAAGAGCAGGCCATGCCGATCATCTACAAGCATGGTTTCGGCGTTTCCTTCCAGCCGGACGGTTACAACGAAATCGGCGAATTGCTGATCAAGTGGGAGATTTCTCACGCTGGCGGCTATGTCCGGAACGGTATCGGCGCGATCCCAGTTGACGGCGCAGGCGCGAAGGGCGGGGTCAACAAGACCGGAACGCAAGCCTTCGGCAGCACCGCCACCTATGGCCGGCGCTATCTCCTCTGCATGCTCTTCAATATCAGCACCGGCGATGACCGCGACGGCAACGCTCCGCCGACCAAGCCTGAAGACGTACAGACGATCACCGATGCTCAGGCATCCGTGATCCGCGAGCTGATCCAAAAGGCGGAAACGACCGCCGAGCATTTCTGCAAGCACTACAAGATCGAGGCCATCCCCGACATCCCGTCGGCGAGCTTTGCCGAAGTCGTCGCGTCGCTCCGTCGGCGCATTGCAGCCATCGAACAGCGCAAGGGCCAGAACAATGGATAACATCGTGCAAGGTACGGCCGAATGGCATTCTCTCCGGCTTGGCAAGGTCACGGCCTCGCGCGTCGCCGATGTGATCGCGAAGACGAAGACCGGCTATTCCGCCTCCCGCGCCAACTATGCGGCGCAGCTCGTCACCGAGCGCCTTACCGGGCTGCCGACGGAGGGCTTCACCAATGCCGCCATGCAGTGGGGCACGGACATGGAGCCGGAGGCGCGCGCCGCCTATGAATTCTATCGTGCCGAGGAAGTCGAGCAGGTTGCCTTTGTGCCGCATCCAACGATCGGCGACGCCGGCGCGTCACCTGATGGCCAGGTCGGCCCCGAAGGCCTCGTCGAGATCAAATGCCCGAACACGGCAACTCACATCGAGACCCTGATCGGGCGCGCGGTGCCCTCCAAGTATGTCACGCAGATGCAGTGGCAGATGGCATGCACCGGTCGGAAGTGGTGCGACTTCGTGTCGTTCGATCCGCGCATGCCCGAATCCATGCGCTTCTTCTGCCAGCGCGTCCACCGCGACGACGCGATGATTGCCGATCTTGAACGGGAGGTTGTGATCTTCCTGAACGAGGTCCGCGCGAAGGTCGCCGAGCTGCGCCGGCTCTATGAGCAGGCGGACGCGGACGCCGCCGCCGAACTGTTGATGGCGGGCTGACCATGGCGACGAACAACCGCATCGTCGAGACCGAACAAGCCCGCGACATGCTGATCCGGTTCGTGAAGGAGAGGAAACTCCCCTTCACCGCCAGCATCACCGACGGCAAGCATCGGACCAGCGACCAGAACCGGCTGCAGCGCCAATGGATGCTTGAGATCGCCGCCCAACTCGGCGACCAGACGCCGGAAGAGGTGCGCGGGTACTGCAAACTGCACTTCGGCGTTCCGATCCTTCGCAACGAGAACGACGTGTTCAAGGAAGAATATGATCGCGTGATCATGCCGCTGCCCTACGAGCACAAGCTCAAGCTGATGATGGTGCCGTTCGATTTCGGCGTGACCCGGATCATGACGACCAGGCAGAAGACGGCCTACCTCGACGCCGTGCACCGGCACTTCTCCGAGCAGGGGCTCGTCCTCACGAATCCAGAAGATTTGAAGCGGAGAGCCGCATGAACGCGAAGCACCTTCACATTCTCCAGCACTCGCTCGGTCTCGACCAATATGGGCGCGGCACCTTCTACAGAAACCACTTTGTGACGGGCGAAGGCAGCAAGGACCATGGCAACTGCATGGCGCTTGTCAGTGCCGGCCTTATGACGGTGCGGTCGGGAAACGCCTTGAGCGGCGGAGACGATGTCTTCCTGGTGACCGACGCGGGCAAAGCAGCCGTTGCCGAACACAGCCCCAAGCCGCCGAAGCTCACGAAAGGTCAGCAGCGATACCAGGATTATCTCGACGCTGATTGCTCGATGACCTTCATCGAGTACCTCAAGTATCGCGATGCGCGCGACAGGAGGGCTGCATGACCGACACCCGTTTCGCGCCACCCTTTGAAGGCCAGCAGTTCACCAGCCACCAGCAGTGGGTAAACAAGGCTTCGTCCTGGCTCACCTGCCATCCCGAGTACCGGAACACCGAGCACGGCGAAGCCAAAGGATGGCGAGGCCACCACTTCACCGCCATGTGCTTCGACAGCCTCGGCCGCCGCGTCAGGAACGGCGGCGATTTCAGACGCGCTGAAGACGAAGGCGCGTTCCCGGTCTGGTGGATATGGCCTGACCAGATCCCGGAACTTGTCAGCCGGATCGCGGAGCTTCGCGCTGATCTCTTCACGGCGGGGCAACTCTGCGACCATTACGCGACTGGGGGTGCGGCATGATCGATTGGCAAAAGACCGCCTCTCACGTCATCGGCGAGGTTCATCGCAACCTTCCGGCCGACGCCGATCTAGCCGCCCGCAAGAAGGCGTTGCGCGCCGCGCGTCCATGGGAATTCGCCTCGACGAGCTGGGGCAAGAAGGTCTGGGCGAAGCACTCGCGCGTCTATCTCGAAAAGTTCGGCCTGCCGCCGCTCAAGGCGAAGGCCGTCGAGGACCACCTATCACCGCTTGAGCGCAGGATCGCCAAGGCAAAGGCAGGGGAAGCATGACGGCTCTCAAGGCATACGCCGTCCTTGAGAAGGACGAATACACCGGCGATATCTATTTCGCTCCAAGGGCGATCGTCGCCGCCAAAGCCGGAGCGAACGAGTATGGCGACGGCGAGCTGTCCTACATCCAGTGCCGTCGTGCCCCTTGGGCCGACGCATTCGCCGGCAAAGGTGTTCCTGCAAAAGTCGCGGTCGACCACGGCTGGCACTTCGAGTGCCACGGCTGCGGAATCCACATCGATAGCGACCTTGAAGAAGAACACCGCCTGCCCGTCGACGGCATCGTCGGCACCATGCACGGCGCCGTCTATTGCTGCGCCCGCTGCAAGTGGAGGCACATGAAGCGCGAGGCGAGGCGCAAACAGGAAGAGGCGGCGGCGATCGAGGATTTCAAAGCGATCGTCCGCGCGAGGTTCCCCGATGCTGACTTCGCCGACGACGAATCCGAGTTCCGCGGTCACCACGCATACGTGACGCGAGCCGACCGCTCGGGCTTCTGGCATCGCGGCCAGGTCATCGTCGCCTTCCGCTTCCCCGGCATGAAAATTGGCCCTGCGCACTTCCGCCTGGAGTCATACCACCGGATCGGGCCGCCTATCGCCGGGTACACCTGCTGCAACGGCGACCGTGAAGCCTTCGAGGCCTATGCCAAGGCCACCCGGAAGGCGGTGCACTGATGTCGAACCGTCAGCAGCGTCTGGCCGCGAAAGCCTTTGAACGGCGCGGGCTAAAAGGAGATTGGGGCGATTGGCGCAAGACGCCTCTGCCGACCGGCATTCCCGGCGGGAACGGCTGGTGCAAAGAAGTCCGCGAGGCATGGGCGAACAACATCTATGTCGTCCTGATCCGCCCCGTCGTCGACGAAAACGGCGAAGAGGTAGTTCACCTCGCCATCAGGACCGCTTCGAACCTCGAACCGCCCTGGCGCGACATGCAGCGGATGAAGAACGAGATCTGCGGCGCCGAGACGACCGCCGTGCAGGTCATGCCGCCTCAATCGGAACTGATCGACGAGGCCGACATGTATCATATGTGGGTGCTGTCGACGCCTCTCACGTTCAGTCTGTTCGATCGGCGCGGCTGCAAGCCGAGGGGGCTGTGATGCGCAGCGTCCCCGAATGGATCGGCAAGACCGACGACGAGAAAGTGCCGCCGCGCGTTCGCCTTCGCATATTCGAGACATACGGCGGCATCTGCCAGCTTTCGAACCGCAAGATCATGGCCGGCGATGCCTGGGACTTGGATCACATCAAGGCACTTTGGCGAGGCGGCGAGCACCGGGAAAGCAACCTGCATCCTGTCCTGAAACAGCCGCATCGCGAGAAATCCGCGGAAGAACAGTCCGTCCAGGCCAAGTGCGACCGCATCAGGAAGAAACATCTGGGGCTCTGGCCTCAGTCCAAAGCCAAGATCAAGAGCCGCGGCTTCGCGAGCACGAGGAACGACCATGCCGAGTGAAATCGAACGGGTAGCTAGAGCGATTGACAGTGCCTGGTGGACGTGGGCTGACGTGCACTATTCCGATGACATCCCGGGCGATCGGCTGGCGAAGCAACGAAGCCTTGACCGAGCAAAGGCGGCGATAGAAGTCATCAGACCCGCTCCCGCTGATGCGGAGGTGGTAGAGCGGCTGTGCAAGGCGCTCGAAGCCGCTGAAACGTATGTCATCGACGGCGTGACGACCGCAAAGCAGAATCTGGAGATGAACGCGGCATACCCGGCTCGCAAGCCCCGATATGCGGCCGATTTGCAGGAGGCGCGCGATATCTATGCTGAATGCCAAGCTGCGCGCCGCGCCGTCCCCGCCGCAGCCAAGGATAAGCCATGATCCCCGACCTCACCAACGCCACCCCCGCCACGCGCGAATGGTACGCCCTCTCCGAGAACATCCGCACGGCAGCAGAGGCTGTAACCGGTCCGCCGCGTCCGATGACCCATATCGAAGTCCTGTTGGCGATCGGGACGGCGATCGCAAATGAGCGGGAAGCGGCGAAGAGAGGCGAAAGATGAGAGAACGTCGCCAATCCCTTGTTCCCCCAGGCAGTTGGCCGCCCCGCATGTCCGCTGACATGGCTGCCGGGTACTGCGGGGAAAAGCATGTCGAAGATTTCCTCGAGCGCGTCGGAACGATCTATCCGAACCCGCGCATCGTTGACAGCACGCGACGGAAGTTCTGGTATCGTGAGGATCTGGACCGGGCGATGAACCTCGGCACATCGACGATGTCCTCAGGATTGGGAGCGAAGTTCCGTGAAAAGATCAGGGAAAAGCGGAACGGTGGAACTGCCTAA